TCCATTGTTTTTCAGAAGTTCTCCTTCATAAATAGTATTTTCACAATGAGTTACATAAAGATAAATCTTATTTACTCCTGTTTCTTTTAGTTTCCTAGCACTATGATAAAAAGTACCACCTCTGCTACAAATATCATCTACAATAAGGATATCTTTACCTGGTAACTGATCAATTTCACCTGATAAATCTAAGCCTTTAATCTCTCCAGTTTCCCAATCTCTATTCTTAATACCGAAAGCATATGGAAGATGTACTGCTGAAGAATATCTTTTCATAGATCCCGCATCTGGATAAAACATCATGAGATTATTACTAGCAATCTTCTTAACAGTATCCTCAATCATTCGATTCGGGGATCCTACATGTACTTTATTAAATAATGCAGCAGATACATCAGAATGCGGATCTAAAACTTCTACTCTTCCAAAATGTAATGAATTGATAGTCTGAGCAAAATATTTTAAAGTAAATAATTCGTTCTCATACTTAACTCGATCCATACGAGCATCTGGGATATAAGGCATATATAAATTAGGCACTACTCTATGATCCCAACAATATCTAGTAATATATTCAACTGCTGTTAATTCTTCCATTGATTCAAAGAACCATTCAATATTATCTCTACACCATCCTCCGATGGGAGGAATATTCTTAAATAAAAATGTTCCATCCGGATATTTATCAAGTTTGATTTCTACACCGTTTAATTTAATCATTCCAAATCTCCTTATAATCTATTTCTTTCTGTTGCACGATATTATCTCTTGTAAAAACAATCTCAAAATCTGAAATCTGTTTCGTTCCAACAAGCTGAAATTCATAAACTTTATATCCAAGTTCCTTCAGTTCAAGAACATCAGTAAGGCTGAACCAGTGTTTTAATGTTTCCTTTGATGGTGCTGCTGAGAACCACTGTTTTCCACCTTCTCTGTACAATTCACTATCTTCCATCGGTAAGCTTCTACTTAATCCTTCTGAGAGCTGGTCAAATACAGGATTCCATGTTCCATCAAAATTCCGCCACAGTCCATGTTTTTCAACTTGGTCTTCTACTCTATACCCAAAAATCATTTTTTCTCCTACTACATTAATCCGCATCAAATCTTTGTGTTACTTTAACTTGATTAAATTAATCCACCTTATCCTTTACTTATGCTCAATATCACAGGTAGTTATTACAGACGGATTATTCAAATGATTACCATTGCAGAAATTATTAATAAAATCCACCTGTCTTTGAAAGTAATCAATAGATTCACATAATGAAGTTTTCGCTTCGCTTAATAATCCTGCGACAATTGTACTAATCTTAAACAGTTCATTTTCTTCATCATCATATTCAATACCATCTGCATGATTAAATGGACAAATCATCCCCTCATTTCTACATATAATAAAATCACCATTCTTTTTATAGATTGAACAAACTAAAATATCATCGTCATAATGTCCATCAAATTCCAAAATCTGCAATGTTTCCACATCATTTTTTGTAACGATTTTTGTTGTGATTGTTTCATCACAATCATTATCATATAAATAATTCTGAATATCCTCTAATGTAATTTCTTCTAATTTCTTCATTTCCACAGTATTTTCTCCTACCATCTTATTTCTCTCCTATCACATTAATCTGGCAACTTTTCATCACTTCTAAAGCTGCTTTATGCTTCTCCGGTGAAGTCCCGGCACAGCATGACGCATCAACTGTTATTTCTATATCCGGATAATGTGTTTTTAATACTAATGCATTAGTTACTACACAGATATCTGTGCATACACCAATAATTTCAACATCATAACAACATATCCAATGGCTTATATTCCATCTATATCCAAAAGTATTTTTAGGATAAATCTTTTCCATTGTTGAAAGTTCAACATTTAATTCTGGAATAATTTCATAGCCAGAAGTTCCTACAATACAATGTGACACTGGAAGTTTTTTGCCTTCTGGTGTTTCCAAATAATCATCGTAATGAGTATCAGTTGTAAAAATAATCACATCATCTCTTGATCTATATTCTTCCACTTTTTTCACTATATTCGGTACAACTGCCTGAGCTTCCGGTGTACCTAGCGAACCTGTCACAAAATCATTCTGAACATCAATAACAATCAAAATTTTCTTTTTATTTTCCACAAGTACTACCTCCAACAGTCATTCTCCCGAATGGATATTCTACAACTCTATAGCTACAAAGAATCTCCATTTCTTTAACAACGTCTCCTTTACACATCTCTAATAAGACACCAATCTCTTCTGCTACTTTTTTAATTTCAACTTTTTTCTCTTCTGCTGAACTTAAGGTAATAGTTCTCATTCCTCTAGTATAATCAGAAGTCATATCATAAATATTATTTGGTATTTCAACTTTAAACCCGGCATCTTTTAGATCATTCATGTGTAAAATTAAATCATGAGTATATTCATCTTCTGCAAGCAATTCCATTAATTTAATTTCAGCTTCCTTATCAATCTTTTCAATACTTCTTTTCTCCCAAAGTTCTATAATTGACATATCATTTTCCTTTCTTGTAAAATTATTTAGCTCATTTTCTTTAAAATAAAAATCTCCTTCTTCTGATTCTTCATTGTAATAACTAGAGATATGTATTCTTATATTGTTAGAATAAACTGTTTTTACAACGCCTGTAGCACCTGCAATATCATATTGTTTATATTTTTTAGGCACTATTATTACTTGTACTATATCTCCTACTTGAAACATTTTTTACTCCTTTCTATTTATTAATCCACCCAGAGAGACTCGAACTCTCACGCTATTAAGCATTAGAACCTAAATCTAACGTGTCTGCCAATTCCACCATGGGTGGGTACAACTGGCAGTTCAACTGCCAATTGTTAATAATGAAAGCGACTATTATATTTACTTATTCACTACTTACCAGCCTTGTACAAACTAAGAGCCAAGTATAATCATGCTCATAAACTTTTACCAAGGATTTGATAAATCTTTATTCTTTATGCTTTATTCTTTAATCTTTAAACTGGGATAAACTTTGAATTTTGAATTTTAAGATTTGAGTTTTAATCTTTGAACTTTACAGTACTATGGCTATCTGCCTCATCCAATAATATAATATATTAAGCTTACAGGTCCTATACGACCACGTAATCCTAATCCATTTTGTATTTTATACTATTATCTACTGTATAAGTAATGCTGTGGTTTCTTTATTGTTTTATATATGTCTAACCCAGCTAAAAAGACATATAGATTATAGTTTAAAGTTTTCGATAAGCAGTGAATATATCTTAGTATGTAATTTCTATTTCTGTCAGAGAATTACTTACTGAAAGTGCCGCATCTACTTCAGCAGTGAACTCTGCAATTTCTGTTTCTAAATCCTCCATTTCTTTAAGAACACCAATTGGATCAACAAGTTCCATTGTCTGAGCTTCTATATAGGCTTCTCTAGTTTTTGTAAACTCTTCAGTAGAGGTTTTACCTTCTTTGCTACCATAGAGCCCTACAACATAATTTTCAGCTTTATCTTCCAATTTACCATTCTCAGTTATGATCTGAGCCATAGCAGCATCATACTGTTTTTTAATTTTCTGTTTTAAAAGTTTCTTGAAGTCCATTCCATGATTTTTCATTTCAATAGCTTCAGCTACTGTATACTCTTTATCAGCAACAGTGACTTTAGTTACTGCATTTGAAAGAACTACAGCTCTTTTAATAGCTTCTCTTCTCTTGATTAAATCAGTTGCTTTATCATAAGAAGATTTCATAACCCCTGTGTAAACTTTGATATCTACACCTTTGACTTTTGTGTTAGAATGCTTATTTGAAATACAAGCTTCTACACTGTTAATTGCTTTTACAATACGATCATCTAAGATCTTCAGTTCCGCTAATGCTTTGTGTACATTCATTTTTTCTGTTGTCATGATAAATACCTCCTGAATTTTAAACTTTAATTTAATTGCCTGTGATAAGAGTGGACTCGAACCACCGACCTCACTTTTGTAGTGCGCTCTTTCTCCCAACTGAGCTACTTATCACTTTTCATGCATGACCTGTCGTGCTGCAGTCACAACAGGATTATGTGTTCTTTGATCAGCTCAATTCCCTACATTTTCTCTAAAGCTGAATGTTTGTCTCATTACAAAACATCTCAAAAACTATCTGTCTTTCCAGCGCCATCTGATTCTCACTACCAAATCAGCAACGGCTCTTTACTATTGAAAATTAAAGCTCTCAAAAGTCACTCCTTCGTCAGGAGAAATGGAAACTCTGGGACTCGAACCCAGGACCGACCGGTTATGAGCCGGTTGCTCTAACCAACTGAGCTAAGTTTCCATAGTGGGTGAACTTTGAAAACACCCACATATAAAAACGTAACAACTATAATGATTGATTTGTAATCATGTCAGCTACACGAACAGTCGTCACCATTCCGTTGCCCCATCACTCACCTCTACCTCGCTGACTCAATTACTTTTTTGCTTCATAGCTAATCTACACATCTGCTTAACCAGATCATCCTCCAACTTCCCACTTACAACCTCATTAGCACAAAGCACATCTATATAAATGTTTTGTACATCCAAACCATTGCTACCAATGTACTGTGTTCCCTTTCTCGAACAGGTTCCAGTTATTAAACCATCCAAATTTTCACTTAAGTTTTATCTATGTTCGCCATGAACATAAGTAGGTATACCTTAGTTCTATTGGTTACCTCTTTGGCCTTCAGAGCTAACTTAGAACTACGGGGTAGATGGGATTCGAACCCATGAATGCAGCAGTCAAAGTGCTGTGCCTTACCGCTTGGCCACTACCCTCTATAGATACCTATGAAGGTATCTATATATAGATTATTTACACTGTATAATGCAATTCTCTACTTTTTGTTCTTACAAAAGTCATATATGCTGGTTTCATTTCTTTGATGATCTTTTCATCTTCTTCATCATTGTAGTAATTATCATTTTCTAATTTAATATCATTTCCAGATACATAAATGATGCCTTTCTTATGATCAAACTCACAATCAAGAACCTTACAAGAAGCATCTACATAAGTTCCTTTAAAGCAGAATTCCGGTTCAATCCTTGCACTCTTATCAAAGAAATCAATGGTCAATTTTGTGGTTGCCTCAGAACCATCTTCAAGATGTAGAGTGACTTCATATATAATACTGTTTAAATTAATAATATTTAGATCTTTGATTGCTATCTCAAAAGGCTCCCCAAAATTCAACTCGAATGCGATTGCTCTTAAACAATCATAGTTTAAATCTACTTTGTGAGCAAAAGAAATTACTTTTTCAATTTCGCTGTAATACTGTTTATCCAACTTGTCTTCTAAGTATTCTGTAATTTCAACATCTGACGGATACTCAAATCTAAAATGATAGTGAAATCTTCCAGGTCTGTTTACTAAATAACTATTTAACGAGTTGAGGTCATTACAAGTAATCACAAACATTTTCTTCCCTTGAGACAATCCATCAAACAATGTAAGCATTTCTGTTTGAGGATCTGCCATGCCATCAGCAGCTTTAATACTGCCAAATGTTTTATCAAATTCATCAAACAGTATCATTACTTCCTGTTCAATTTCTTCTATGAAACTTGCAATTCCAGGAATATACGTGTCTACAATGATAACTGGTAAACCAACTTTTGTTGCTTCCACAGCCAATGTCTTTGCAAACAATGATTTGCCGATTCCTTTATTGCCTGACAGGATAACGCCAAGGTTCTTTTCTGCTTTTGGAAAAGCCTTAAGAACTTTTTCAACCTTACTCATATGTACTCCGTAGGTTTTTTCTTTGATTTCTATGTCTGCATATTTTTCTAAAAAGAAACCAGAATTCTTTTGAAACCTCACAACATAATTCTGAGCCGGAAGCTTGTCGAAAGTTTCTAATGAATCGTCGTAAGTTCTAAATGTGTTTCCTACCTTAATAATTCTCATTTTTTATTCTCCTGTTTTATATCATTGTTTATATCGAAAATCAATGCCCTTTAACATCTGCTTCATGTAATAACATCACATCTGAAAACATCTGTTTTCCAATTAAATACTTATCTTTATTCTTTGCCTTGTTTGATTGCGACCATGATAAATAGGGATGCATATGATAATAAATCAAATTTGCTGTATAAAAAGCATCATATATATCTTTTCCTGTAAGTGCACCGGAAAAATCAAAACATGTTAAACATTCATAAGCTCCAACACAATGATGCTGATAATAGTGACAGTAATCATCCTCTTCACCTTTTCCATTAATTCTTGATTTAGTGAAAAGCTTTCCAATATCATGGAGACAGGCCGCCACCCATAAATTTTTTTCTTCTCTAGGTACTCCTTCTGAAACCTTTTTCAAATGTTCATAAAGAGTAAGAGAATGATGTGGATTCTCTTGATCGAAGTCACGAGCCATATCTATTAATTCTTTTATATCTTTATGATCATCTTGTACAACTCTAATTTCATTGAACCCTTCATGGTACATTGGTGGAGAAAATACTTTCCTCATTCTTGTAATCACTTCGTCTGGAACTGAATTTTCCCTTTTTGAGTTGTCCTTTAAACATTTTTCATACGTTTTCAAAAACATAATACATGTTTTATAAACATGTTTAGGAACTCCTTTTAAAAAATGCACTCTTCTTTTCTTTACCAAATTAGTAGCATCATAAATAACCGAATGCATTTTCAAATCTTCCAGTATTCTACGATGCAGTTCTTCAAATACTTTACTGTTGTCTGCGTCATCATAATTATCTCCATACATTTCTTCTCTGAGTTTATCAGAAGAGTGCACTATATAATCAGGATGAGTTTCTGAATACTCTTTAGCCCATGTACTTTTACCGGAAGCAGGTAAACCTACCAGCATAATTAATTCATTCATTATGTAATCTCCTCTATTTCTTTGCAAATCTTCTCTGCTATTTCTTTAGATATGTACTTCTGATTAAAGAATTCTTGTCCAATATCTGATCTAATTTGATATTTTTGATTATCTGGATTAGGTCTCCCTTCTCCATTTACAATTTGAGGCAACGAAGCAGTCTGAAGATAATCTATATAGTATAAATCCTCTTTTATGCTTCTTCGTTTCTCTCTAATCACTTTCCTAATTTTATATGCCCAATATCCAGAAGTAACATTCAGTTTATTGAATTCTATATAGTGATCAAGATCCTGAGATATAAGCTCCAGTTCCTTTAGCTGTTTTTCTAAAGGTTTTCTATTACCTAATATTTCTTTAATAGGCAATATGCTGTCATCTATTTTCTTTTTATAATCACCAATCTCTACAAGAGATTTATTCTGCTGTACAAAACCAACTCTCTCATCAACTGATGTTACTTTCCAAGGGGCGTATATGCTTAAATTTTTAGGAATTGTTGATATCCTGTTTAAAGCTTTCGGTACATTGTCAAACTTCTGAGCAGATTTTAAATCCACCACATGAGGAGGACTTCCATGTTTAAATACCAAATAATTTCCAGGATATTTTTCACTTTCTAAAACATATCTCATTTTCCTCTTCCTTTTGTGATATATGTATTATAACATACTTCGTATTCTGTGTCAACAAGTTTTTTACAAACTTGTTTATCAGTTGAAACTGTTCTTCTTTCTCTTAACTTGCTCTAAGTATACCATAGTCATTTCACCTTGTCAACACTTTTTTATAAACTTGTTTAAAAATTCTTTTTCTGAAATTATCGGGACACCAAGCTGCATAGCTTTCACATTCTTGCTACTTTTTGACATTGCGTCATTATTAATAAGGTAGTTAGTTTTTTTGGTTACTGATCCTGTGACTTTGCCTCCAAGAGATTCTATCTTCTCTACTAGAGCTGCTCTATTGGCAAACTCGGTGAGTGTCCCAGTAATACAAAATATCGCTCCGTTCAAACCATCTTTTACAGTCTCCTGAGAAACTTCTTCAAACTGGAATTCCGCAGCAAGCTCAGTTATGTATCTTTGATTTTCTTCAAAATAATTTTTCAAAGAAGAAGCTTTCGCAAAACCAAAGTCTTCCAAACATGTAAAATCATACTGAGAATCCATATCTTTAATAAAGCTATCAAAAGCTGTTTTTAACCCTTTTTCTCTTGCTCTCTTCTCTTCAACAGTGTTTAGCTGCTTACTAACACTTCGACCGATTAAAGGTATGGACAGCCCATAAAGAAATTTAGGCAGAGTTGTCTTGCGACATTTTTCTATTGATTCCAGGATTTTGTCAACTTTTTTTGCTCCTAGCCCTTGTAATGTCACTAACATTCCCCGGCAGTCTTTTAGATAAAATAAGTCTAAAGGTCCTTTAATAAATTCTTTCTCTATTAATAGACTCAGAGTAGATTTAGAAAGCCCTGTAATATCATGTGCTTCTTTGCTTACAAAAGTACATAATTCACCAAGAAGTTTCCCTTTACATTCAAGGTTCATGCACTGAAGCTCTTCTGTCTCATTTTCACCTGTAATTTTTACATGACCACCACAAATAGGGCACTTGTCAGGCACAGTAAACAATTTATCACTGTTTCTGGTCAGATTCTCTGCAATCTGCGGAATGATCATATTTGCTTTATATACAGTGATCGTATCTCCTACTGACAGTTCATAACTTTTGAAAATACTCACATTATGTAAACTAGCTCTTTCAACAATAGTATCATCTATTTCAACCGGATCAAAAACTGCCACAGGTGTTAACTGTCCAGTCTTTCCCATGCTCCATTCCACATCTCTAATTACTGTTTCAAACTTATCATCTGCAAATTTATATGCCAATTGTGATCGAACATGATGTGATGTGTTCCCTAAGCTTTCACTATAATCAATGTCATCATATGAAAATACGATTCCATCAATAGGAACATCTTTTTCTCTTGCGGTTTCTCTAAGTCTTTTAATATTCTCTTCAATATTATCAACTTTCACCCAAGGGACCACTTCAAATCCCAGCAGATCTAATATCTGTAATCTTTTCATGAAACTATTTCCATCTATTCCACGAACGGCCTTCCAAGCAACGAACTTGATTTTTCTTTCTTTTGTGACGGAGTTATCAAGCTGTCTAACAGAGCCAGCAGTTAAATTTCTGATATTCTTAATACCATTATCTTTAATATATTTTTCTAATTCTTCACCAAAAAGTCCCTTTCTTTCTCCATCTTTTTTCAGATCAATATCTTTTAGCTCTTTAAGATGAGTATAATGATGAATCTCCATGACAGCTTCTCCATCAATTACTACTTCATCTTTATAAGGAATTTCCTTTGGAAGATTTACAAAACTGTTTGCTGTATGTAAAACATTCTCTCCGATGATTCCATTCCCTCTAGTTTCTGCAGCAATCAATTTACCATCTATATATTTTACTGAAATAGTAAGCCCATCCATTTTTAGCATAGCCAATCCTGGCAAACCATTCATAAAACTTTCAACTTCATTTATATCTTTTGTTTTGTCTAAGGACAACATTGGATGATCATGTTCGACTTTTTCTAACTCACTAACTGTTTCTGAGCCAACATTGATAGTGGGACTGTTGGCTAAAATAATACCTGTAACTTTCTCAAGTTCTTTAAGTCGATCATATTTTTTATCATATTCATAATCAGAAATTAGAGACGTATCTTCCATATAATACGCATGAGCATATATGTTTAATTCTTCCACTAATTCACGCATTTCTTTTAAAAGCACTCTTCTTCCTCCATTTTATATAATATAACATAATCTTTACCATGAACAAATTTTTCCCCTTCTCCAACCGGAACCTCTTCATATAGCTTTGGTTCCAATCTTATGTAGGAATCTCCGGTTTCTACTCTTACAACATCTCCCTCTTCATATATATTTTCAATTACAAAGTTCATCCACCCCATTTCCATGCCATTTATGTGACAAATTAATCCAATTCTCTCCTCAGTTCCAAAACATTCATAAAGTCTCTCTAACACTGCAATCCCTCCAATGCCCGAACGCTTGTTCGCTTGTTATGTTTAAATATTACCACACACAGCAAATTAAGTCAATCTATGTGTGGTATTATCTATTATAAATAATTATAAAACTTATTTTTAAGAGCTCCTTTGCCATAAGAACTTATATTATAATTTGAACTAACCATTTCAACATACTGGCTTTCAAAGACATCTTCTTTAGAAATATTATATTTCTTCATTATTTCTCTAAATTGTTCTACAATTCCGGCTGTATAGAGCCGAGGAATAGTCAAATATGGAATGTTAAGTTCCTTTCTAAGCGTTATTAACCTATTTGTTAGTCTTATATTTAAAGCTTCTAGTGAATCACTACGTGTATTGTTCCTGGAGTTAACAATATTCCCTTTCATACCTAATAAAGAAGCAGTTCCAGTGGCAGATATATACTCCTCCTCTTGTGAACTAGTTTTAGCCAAGTCTACCAGTGTTCTTGACAAAATTTTTTCTTCTCCGTTTTCGAAAGTAAGGATATTACCATTCAACTTACTTATTTTAGCTCTTAAAAGTTCACCGGGGGCTTCTGTTCTTACTCCTTCAAACAAAGCCAGAATTAAAAATTTATCAGAACAGTTCCTAATTTTAGAAATATCCTTTAAAACCTGTTCTCTACTGGGACACACCGATCTCTCCTTATTAAGATATTTCTGTAGACTTTCAATTTCCATATTTATTTCATCATAATGATTTATGTTGTCTATAGATATGTTGCAAGAACAACACCAGTCAGCATATTTCCGTAAAACACTTATATTTTTCCTTAAGGCATTTATTGATGAGGCTGCAAATGTAGACAACAATTTATCTATTTCAGAAAAAGTAAAATCACATAAGTCCTTGTTAAGTAAGTCCTCATAGTCTTTCGTTTTGTTAAAAAGGGCTTTCGCACTTTGTGGAGTTTGTCCAAGATCTTCTACTACATGTCGCAGATATTCCTTCTTCCGTTCTTCATTATACATAATCACACCTCCTCAAATAAAGCTTTTATTTTATTTACTTTCATGTCTGTAACACTATTAATAATCGGCACATCTTTTTCTAATGCACTTTCTATTTTTTCTGCACATTCATATGCATCCTTTGAGATAGATGAACCATATAACACTACTGGCATAGTGGTGTCATCAAATACAACATCTGGATTATTCTCTTGAACTATCTTCAAAATATTTATGATAAATACCGCAGTTTTGATACACTGACTCCGGTTCATATTTTTAGTTTTAAGAATAAACTCCAATAATGAAAACAAAGTAGCTCTGTCTATTTCTCCTCTATGTGCTCTTTCAATTTTACCTCTTACTGGACTATCCAATGTATTGTTTAGTTTGTCAATAATTATATTAGTAGGAGACGACTTATCCATAGAAGCTAAGTAACTTTTAGAAATCTTATTTCTCTTATCTTCCTGCTCAATATACTGACATGCTTTGTCTTCTGTAAAATTCATGATATTCAGGATAAAATTAAACTGAAAATCAGGATTCTTAATTTTCGTGTTTATTGCAGCTCTAAACCGGTGAAAACCATCAATGATGTCAAATTTACCAGAATTAAGTATCAATTCTGATTCAACAATATCAAAATCTACCTCTGGATCATCAACATTGAGATTAAGAGTTAAAGCATTGGGTACAAATTCTCCCTTGCTCATTAAACCTTCAATAGCTTTTACTGATGAAGAAACTATATCAATTGTATATGACACATCTTGTCCTCTACGTCTCTGTTTAAGTTGACGCTGAGTCCTTGGATTGTATATTATAAGCTGGTTATCATAAAACTCTTTTAGTAAATCAATACTTATTTTTGTCACCCATTGATCTTCAGCTATCTCTATCACTGGACTTATTCTTATTGGATAAATATCTGTTTTTAAATAATCTGCCTTTAGGCTCGAAAATCTTACTATTTCCTTATCAGAAAAATATGTTTTCATTTCCATATTTGCCCTAAAAACATTATTAAACGCATCAATAAGCCAATACATTTCATTGTCTGGAATCTCATCTTTACTTTTCGCTCCAATGATATACTGCATATATTCAATATCTGAATATTCATATTTTTTCATAAGAAATTTTTGTACTTCTCTCTTGTAATATGAATTTTTCTGGATTTGAGAAAAATACTTATCCAGTATCTCATACAGGTTTTCACTTCTTAACATTTTGCAACCTCCTTTCTTGTATTATATCATTGTTTAGAACTTATTTCAATAAACTATTTACATATTTAGCAGCTTCAGCATTAATGGGCTTTCGAACGATGTATCTTTGTGTCGTGTCAGGTCGAGAATGATTCATTAATTGCTGTACATATGCAATGTCTCCTGTCTGATCATATAATAATGTAGCAAAAGTACTTCTAAATTTATGAGGAGTAATATGTTTTTCAAAATCTGCGGTATATGCCTTAACTAAATCTCTCACTGATTTGTCAGTGATTCTTGTTCGTCTGTTAGAAATAAAAAGAGCATTACAATCTCTTTTGTTCAAAAGTTCTGCACGTTTTACTACCCAATTTCTTAAAATATCCATACTATCATCATCAAGTTCACATTCATAAGTATTTCTGCGCTTATCAGTAACCCTAATAATCTTCTGATCCCAGAGTATATCTTCCATATTAAGTTCTGTAAGCGCAGTAACACGAATACCAGTTACCATAAGAAGAGTAAATATAGCAAGGTTTCTTTCCTTCCATGCTTCTCTTCTTGCGTTGGCCCTTTTTGTACCAATAGAATTATCATTTATTCTTTCAACAACTTTTTTCAACTCTGCAGCTGTCATTGCAACCTGTTTAAGCGGATCTTTTACAGAAACTCTTTTTATGCCACAATCAAAAGGGTTCTCTGAAATCATTTTCCTACTTAACAAATAATCAGCAAATGATTTTAATGCCGTATAAGTAGTTGCTTTAGCACTATCTGAACTGTATCCTCCATCTCTTCCTCTTAAACAAGAGAGATAAGAGTTTACATTGTCAATAGTCATCGCTCCATTACAATCTTCTATTGACTCTATAAACCCGTTTTCTTTCAAATAGTTCATAAACCTAACAGCCGTCATAGTATAATTTTGCGCAGTAAGATATTCGCATGAATTGAATAGACCATTATAATAACCAGTGAAATATTGTGGCTTATCCCTAAGCAATGCTCTCATCTTGCTTTCTGATTTATATTTATGTTCTTCTCTTCCTTTCATGCAATTCACCTCACCATCTAAATTTGTGGTCTAATCCACTTCCACTAATTCCATGTTTATTTCTTTGTTCAAGGATTTCTTTTCTTACTTTTTCATGCTTTGAATGAAAATAAGCTGCTGCTACCGCCCACATTGTTATCAGTAGACTCAAACCAGAAAGTCCAGCCATTAACAGTACAAATGATATTATTCCTAATATAACTATAGTCTTTGCATCAGACTCGTCCCAAACATCTACATGCTTTGCTGCCTTGGAATCAGGATCACTTGTTTCCCCCCATGTCCATGGATTCGGCAAAGGTATTGGCTCATAGTCATCCCTCACTACAGCAATAGGGAATGGATAAGCTTCTTCCATTTCAAAATCTAATGAGTCTACTTCTACTCGGATAGTACAATTGGGATGATAGTTCCAAACCTTATTTCCGGTTCTTACTACTTGAAAAGTTCCTTGCTGACCGGGCCTCAGTGCTTTTTCTGTCAGCTCAACTTCTTCATGTATAGGATATAGATTGAACCCGTATTTTTCATCCCAATTGTTTTTATTGTCTTCAGTAACTTTGAGCAATAATAAACCTGTATTTTGCTTTGCGTCTGTCATTTGTACCGGAGGCCATTTAGCATATTCATGCGCACTTTCATAAATTTCTTCCAATGTTTTGCCAGGTACCCTATATGTCCAACCTGGCTTCATATCTCTTACTTTAACTTTCTTTCCCAAATTCACCTTACCTTTCCTTGGTACAAAAAGATGGTTATTTACAGTTTATAGTATTTATGTAGTTTTTTCAATAGGTCTCCATCCTACAACACACTTATCTGTCCAATTTCTCCATTCATAATTTCCATATTTCCCTTTAACCATCATATCTCTTTTGATGTTACCATCAGTCATAAGAATTTCTACTTCTTTATATAGTTCTGGAAAATCTCCCCATTTTGTATGCCAACTCATATTTACCTTTCTTTTTTAACCTGAAATCATCCTTTTAAATCAATTCACAAATAATATTGTATATAGAATCAAGTGCTTTTTTATATTCATCTACTGTGTCATGCACCCCACTTGCAACTCGATCGTATAGCTTGCCTTCACTATCATATAATGCAAGATAAATTCCCTTTCTGCCATCATACATCGAATATGTAATTGGCCTTATATTACTGGTACGCTTTTGGCATAGTTCTTTTGCATAGCTTATAATTTCATTCCATTCTGATAGTTTCATAATATTTTCTCTCCGTTTGTCTGTTAAAACACTTGTTTCATCAAAGTTCTTTCTATAATTCATCATAATCAATACTTTCCAAATCTTCTTCATCCTCTATTAGTTCAGAATCATATTCAGTATCTACATAATCATTAACATCGCAACCATTTGATTCTGCGTTACAAATACTCTCTGCTTCTCTACTAGAATCTGCTTCAACTAAATAAGTATGTTCGAAGATTTCTCTTACTGTTACTAAGTATTTACTCATAGTATTTTCTCCTTTTTATTTAAAATCCGTTTTCTCGTAATTTATACATTCTACCAAGTTTTGATGGCATATTTTATTCCTCTTGTACTCTCTTACTCTATATCAAGCCATATTTTCAGCTTCATAAATCCTAGCGTTCAACTATATCGCTTTCATCAAAAACCATAGAGTCCGTATCATTAGTTTTATAGTAATTTTCAAGTCCTACATGAGTGCATATATAATCTCCATTTTCATCTATTGCAGCAATGGAAACTTTCACAATAATAACATCTCCTATTTTATTTTTTCTCATTTTTACCTCCATAAGAAACTTTTATTTACATTCTCATATTCCATGCATCAATCAATCCATGCGGTGTCTGGTCATACCCTCTATCAATTCCAGCCATACAGTTGCAACAATAGATTTTCCATCTTTTACCAGATGTATGTTCATATTCTTCTAAAACAATATCATCTGATTCTCCACAAAACGGGCAAGATTTTATTTTAATATCCTTATATAACTTGTTTGCTTTAATGATATTCATATTTTTCACCTACGTAACCAACCCAAATTCTTTAATAAGTCTCTGCACAACCATCCGGTTACATTTCTTATAAGCAATAGACAATGTTTTCTTTACACCTTTTTTCTTATAAATTGAATGTCCACCAGTACAATGATCTAGTTCCCAGCCATTCTTTAGAATGATTCTCTCAACTTCTCTTCTGTTATAAGTTTTCATGTTTCACCTTCTTTCATTTAAATATCCATTCAATAATAACTCTTGCTATAACTCCTATTAAAAAATACTGCAATTTTATCCCCTTATTTTTATTTGTATTATAAGAAATATCCAACTGTTTTATCCTTTGGCTTTCCCCAAATAGATTCGTATAGATACTCTACCGTACTAGGTGCAATTCCATGATAGTTACACAATTCTTTAAATACTTCATATTTTGGTCTGGCATCAATATCTTCAATTATTTCTTCTAACGAAGTTTCAACATAATCAGAAGTAACACCATATCCAGGAATAGGTCCATACATATAATCTTTTAGCTCTTCATAAATTTCATCACTGTATTTATGACCGTTATTATTTGATTCCTCTGATGTTAATATTGTTGCTCCAGTTCCTTCTGGTTCAGTTTCTTTAGACTCTTTTTTTTCGTCTTGAATAATTTCATCTGCCTTGAACAGAATAATATTGTTCATATGCCACTGATAGTCATCATCAATACACGAATCAAATGAATTAACTTCGAATATATCATCATTGGTTATGTCAATGTCATGATCATTAGCCATTTTAGCTGTAGAATCTAACATATGATTTTTACATTCTTCCAAAGTGCCAATTTTTTCTACATAGAATCCAACACCATCATAAGCATGATGATAAATGCAGAGGTAATCCCCGTCTTCTATTTCAATTTCATGAATAGTGTAAACATAGAACTCTCCGTCTCCAAAAGAATAATCAATACGCATAATCTGATCATCAGATCCATCTACGTTTTTATAATCAAGGTTACTCGTTACTTCTTCTAGGCTTTCTTCTGTTTCATTAATCAAGCTATCTATAACCCATTTATGAGCTTCAAAAGCAGTTTTGAAAAAACAAAAATATGGTTCTCTATAATGCTCATCGTCCAATGTGCATACTAAATATACTTTCATAAATCTCCTCCTACCATTCAGACATAGCTTCCATTTCCTCTACATCATCAGATGTTAACTGAAAGCTGCCATCAACATAGACACCATCTTCAGGAAGTTTGATATGATCCGATTCACTGTGGAATTTTTTCATAGCTTCTTCCATGTTGTTAGCTTCAATATCAATGTACCCGCACATCTCCCATGTTACTGCTACTTTCATGTCTCTTTCCTCACTTTCCATTGCTTCTCTCTTTTACTTTGCATCTTCCAACCAGAGATTTTATTACATTTATAATTCCATGAGTCTATTTTTCTTTTTGGCTTTATAGGTTTGAGAATAATACCATATTCGTCTTTTATATCTCTTATTTCTTCCGGTGTAATGCTTTTCCGCTGGTCAGATGTTAATTTCACCCAATGTTCATTCCAGCCTCCTCCACGATGACTATAGATCCGTATTACTGGTCCTTTCTTTTTATATTTTTTAGTAAGTTGATGGAAATCTCGTACATTACCATGATTATCCATAATCAAATATCTGTGATATTTATGTCGATAACTAGGCATAGAATTCCAATAACCATTATCTATTCTAAAATACTCATCATCAAAATAGTTGAATGAATGGTAAAAATTAATACTTCTTGTGCTATATGGGAACTTTAATTTAAAACATGTATACAGCTCTTTAGTCCCTTCTACATATCCTACATATTCCCACGGAAGCCATTTATATATGCTATAGTCGCAATGCCATTCTGTACGCTTTGTACGCTGCATATAAATATGGTATTCTCTCATAACTACCCTCCTATTAGCCCCTCTCAAGAAGAGAGAGGCTATTTTTTATATGGCACAAAGAAATCTATGAGTATCTTTTTCATACTTATATATTTTCCTTGTGAGGAAATCTTCTTTAGGTGTCGCTTCTTCCAACGTATCCTGTAAGATTATTGATAAGTCTACCGCATCAACAGCATCTGCTTTATGTACCATTACCTCATGTACACTGGTAAACACTAAATACAAATCTGAATCCAGTACATCAACAAAGCGTTCAGCCACACCGGGATAAAATATAGCTACCGCACCGTTTGTTTTCTTTGCTGTAGTTAGACAATTTCCAATAAGATCTTGGCTAATTGCTTCTTCTGTACCAGGACTCATAAACTCTTCTCCTTCATATTCCGGATTAAAGAGCATCTGATCCCATCTGTAAATTCTCGGTGGATACATACGTTCTGTGTTTCTTAATGCTTCTTCCAGAATATTGTCTTCACTTAAGGTCAAACCATCTTCCTTCCATTTCTCTACTACAGATTTAAAAATCTTAGTGCTCATAATGTTTCCATCACATTCAGACACCTTCATATATAATACCTGAGCAATATCACCTATTCTTTTATAAACAGCATTACTCAATTCTTTAGAATTATCATCATAATTAAGCAGCCTTATAAAAAGAGAATCTTTAACAGTTTCATAGTTCCAAATTTTCTTTGTTTTTTCATAAGAATTTTGTCCTTGTAAGTGTCTAATGTCTCTTACAGTACTATCAAGAATGGTGTCAAATGATGTTCCATTTAAGAATTCTCTAAAAAGCTCTTTTGTATGTATTCCACAGATCTCATAGGCATCATCATGCTCTGCAAACTTCACCAGCAGTCTGTCTCCTGTCGGAGAAAATCTATCTCCATCTTTTGAAAATTCTATATTCTCAATAGGAATGTTGATAGCTACACTTATTTTATTTTTAAGTTCTTCCACAAACATTTCATAGTTCATCATAATTAATCCCTCTCTTTCTTAACCCATATGGTTACATGAATACTCTGACATTTCGCTTAACTTTTTAACTATAAAATCTGGTATATAGCCACATTCTGAACAAATACAAATCTTTCCTAAGATATACAAACATGCTTGATCTCTTGGAATTTCTTTTCCCATAAACTGTTGTTTAGTTTCTTGGCATTCCTCTTTATAGCAGTATTCATTATCTGGACAGCTATCACAGTCATACTTTATATTTTCAATCCAGGGAAAATACCAAGCTAAGATATCAGATTCAACTCCATTTCCTTCATCTCCTATACAATCTGTTATTCCTGTGCTGAAATCCAAAGGGATATATGGATCATTAGAAGAAAAATCTCTTATATAAAAAGGTGCATGTATCCCTCTTTCTTGCATTCTCTGAATCCAAAACTGTTCATAGTCTGTGTATGTTTCACAAACTGTCCAAGAAAGTTCTTCTAAGCTTGGCAAATCATCATACCAAGTGGTTCCAAACATTGCTTTTAACTGTTTATCAATACTATCTGTGCATTTCCAGTCATATCCGTTCTGTCGATGAATAGTTTTTCCATCAAGAGTACTTACAACTTCAAATACTGCCGGATAATACTTCTCTACATAGTCGTACATATCAGAACATGATTTATAATATTGTTTATAAAGTTCCTTTATTTCTTGATATACCGAATCAATAGTTACTGTGTTGTCGTTTGCTTTGCCAATAATAAAACTTGAAGAACTACTATTAGTTACAAATCCGTTACGAATCTTCAATGGTATCACCCCTTCCTATATCATATGCTCTTTTACAATACTTCCAATCATTACACAACGATCCATCCATTTTCTTATAGCAACCTTTACACAAGTATTCTCTGCTTTCTATGATTTTATTAAACTGCTCATAGTTTGCGTAGAATTCTTTCCGGTAGGTTCCATCTTCATCTTCAATAGTGCCCATATAACCACCATCTGCTTCATCAAGAATGTCCGAATTAAAATATGGATACAGAAAGTCATAAATATCTTGCCCTAAGTCATCACCTAGGTACATGTATCCTTTCATACAGAAGCTGGCAGTCAAGAACCACACTCCTTCTGAAAATTCTAATGTGTAAGTCGGATATAAAGCTCTATAATGATTCATCCATTTAGACTCTTTTAATTCTCTATGCTGTAACAGTGGTTTTATATCTCTATCACAGCTCCGCTCGCTTGCAAGCACTGATAAATCATGTAACAGTTCATCTGGAAGATTTCTTTTCAATCCGAAAATTAATTTTCCTTCATAGTAATTTCCCATTTTCTCCACACCCTTTCTAATGCCTACATTTTTAATGATGACTAATAACAGCAAGACAACAATTCATATTCGGTGCAATGTGATGTTCTAAATTTGAGTACCTAAAACCATCATTGTCTGAATATTTGATTTCTACAAATACAGAGAGACCTTCCATTGATTGTTCTAATTCAGCTGCTCTATTTACTATTGCTTTATTAAGCTTTTCCTGGAATTCTTCCGTTTTTCGTATTTCAAGTTTCTTACTATAAGGTACATAGAGACTGTCTTCTATCTCCCAAAGAGTCTGATAATAGATTTCTTCTGAATATCCTTCCAAAACATCTTCTCTATCCAACTTTGCAGCTTCCGTTACATCTCTTAAGATTTCCTCAAAGTATTCTTCTTCAAGATTTTCTTTCTGCAGCTCCTCTTTGATACTTTCTTTACTCTTGAAGCCAAGAATGAAACTACTACTGCTGCTATTAGTTACAAATCCTTTTCTAATCTTCATGATCAATCCTCCCATTCGACATCTTCTCTAGCTACACCAATTAATAATAAAAACTTTTCCATGTCAAAATTATCCATAAGAGTATAGCCATGAATTTCATATTTAGTTTCTCTGATGTCCCATTCATCATAAAATGTTTCCATTTCTAATTCTTTTGCAACCTTAATATGATTTTTAATCTTTTCAATCTGATCGTCTGTTAAATCACTTTTAGCAATAGTAAAACTGGATGAGGAACTATTAGTTACAAAGCCTATTCTTAATTTCATACGTCCTCCTCTATAATTCTGTAGTTATGTCTTTGAGCATAAGTTTTTGTATGAGCGTCACATGTAGCACAAGTATAGACCTCTTTATCCATTCCATTAAAGTCTATCTGGCTCATTTTCTCTGCCTTTACTTCTGCTTCAGATTGATTTTGTGCTTTTACAGCTATAAGCTCTTTAAAAAAAGTATCTATACATACTAAATAGTATTCCTTAGGTTCTTCTGAAACTTCTTCGTACTTAGTACTAAGATCATCTGTGTCAAAATCTATTGTTCCATTCTCCGGATCACAATGGATGTAACCATTCTTTTTCCCTTCAAAGTGAACAATACCATCTTGAGGCAACCGCTGCAGAGCTTCAATCATCTCTGCAACAGTTGCTTCCTCACACCTCACTCTCTTGTTAATATCTAACATATGGCTCCTCCTTACTCTGTCACTTTAATGACGTAGATTTTATTTCCACGTTTAGCATATTTGATAACTTCTTTTTCACCTTCTTCATTGAGTCTCTTACAGCAATTCATTACTGCAGAAGCTCTTCTTTTAGCTTCGGCTTCATCATCATACTCGAAACACATGTTAGCTCTGCTTGTTTTCATAAACTCAACAATAGCTCTTCCCTCTTCTGAAGTAACAAGACCTCTTCTGTTTGCTCCTAACTCCTCAACCTGTACATCATAGCTCATTTTCATAATTTTAGTTCTCCTTTTCTTGTTTATTTAAAATTAATAATTTTAACGAATTTAGCGGCACCATAAAACATCTATTGACAGGATTAACATTCTCCATTACTGGATAGTAGACATTCACCCAATCATTTATTTGTTTTTCTCCAGTTAATGTAAAAATTCTATTTTCCCATCCTGGAGTAAAAGTGTTTTTCATAATAACTTGCAAACCTTTTTTGTTCGGAATCATATTATAAACCTGTTTGCTTTCCAACAAAGTTAATTGGTTTACCAGTAACCTTGTTAATGCCATGTCCTACTACTTCTAAAACATAATCTTCCCAGTAGTCACCTTTTTTCCAGTAGTCGGTATCTTCTTCATAGTAGCCCTCAATATGCTTAACGACAAATTCTACAGTTCCTTTGAAATCTTTAATCCAAGTAACCGTCCATTTATTTTTTAAATGATCTTTATAATATGGATTATATTTCAGGACTTCATCTAATAAAAATACTGACACTAAACCAGCATCTGCACAAAACTCACCAATAGCTTCTTTTGTATCAGTGTCAAAAGTAGTACAACTCCAATCTCCATAGAGAGTATCTCTTGTCATATAGTGAGTTATTCCAAGTGCTTCCATATCCTCTCCGTAGGCACATGTTGCCCAATCATCATCTTCTTTCATGATATAACAAGGATCTGTGATAATAATATCTCCATCAAATTCCATTTCCATATCAAGATACCTCCTTAAATTATTTTTATTTCTATATTTATAAAACAGTTCAACTACTCCAGACTGACTTATCCATTTATGAGAATCTTCAGAATCGTCTTCAAGATGTTTGAAGCAGAGCATATCTAAATAGGATTCTACTCCTCTGTACATATTTTCCAAATCTTCAAAAACTTCATCCATTTCCTGATTTGTTAATGGTAACTTTTCCCTTAAAAGTTTTTCAATCTCAGGACGAACACTTTCACATTCTTTTATTTTCTGTTCTAACCAAGCTTTATCCATTCATTCACCTCATTCCTTTTAATTTGGTCTATTATAATTGAGCATTCCGAGTCTTACAAAAGTATCCAATACTAAAAACATATCTTTTTCCAACTCTTCTTTCCATCTATTGCTCCACCAATCCACATCTGCCTCAATTCCAAGATATCCTATACCCTCCCAATCATCTTCAGTTTTAACACACATAAAATATTCGATAATTGGTTTGTATGCTGGCATTTCGCCAAACATTCCTAAAACAGAAATATTTACTTCAATATCAACATACCCTATCTCTAACACAGCTTCACCTATGAGAGGACCATTATCGAGATCAATTTCTAAATGCTCTTCTCTTATATTCCTTATTAGAAGTTGGATTCCGTTGAGTCTAAAACAGTAATCCGAACGCTGTTTAGCTTCTTCAAATGTCATATCAACACCTCGAATATAGTTCAATTTCTATATGAATATACTTACCCATGTTTCCTTCTAAGATTTTTAACAGATCATGACCACCACATTTGAATTCTTCTTCAGTCCAAAGATATCCAGTATAATCACTATACCTATGATAATATTCAGACTCAGTGATTCCTTCCATTGATACAATCTTTGTCTCATCAATGTGATCCATATCAATAGGTGTATCTCCTATAAGCATTTGAATACTTGCATATCTGTCAAGCCACCCGCATCGACTTTCCATTTCTTTTGAAAAAGCAAATCCATCATTAGATACAACAATTTCTTCACCAGAAAATCTTTTTACTTTCTGAATATTTTGTATCCCAATAATGCTATCAGCATCATCTCCTGTGTTTACCCACCCTACTTTTCCATTGAGGATAATAGTGTCTTCTAATTTATATCCTTCTTTCATGTCTATAATTCTCCTTTCTTTTCTCTATAGTATTCCTCAAATTGTGTTCTCCATATATAATAGAGTAATACTTCAAAGCTTCTGATAATGGTATCGGATTCCCATCTAAATAATACCCATAACCATGGACACATTTATGCTTGGAATTTATGAAACTTATTGGACAATTAGTGCATAAATGTCCAGAACAGATTTCCCTTAACTTGAAATATATTTCATATCTATCCATGTCTTCTCCTATAGATCAATGTACTTAAAGGAAGTTCTAACATCTGACTATTCCAACAATATCTTGCTTCTTTTATTTGATAAAACTTATCTTCATTCTTATAGAATGTATCTTGTATCGTAATTTTTTGATCACACAATTTTTTCATTTGCTTATTAAAACCGCAGATGACATTCGGCATTCCACTAGAGTTATCAGAACCATATTCTTCCATTAAACGAGCAAATGATTTTACTTTATATTGCCCGCCAAGTTTAAGAGATTTAAGTTTATCTGTATTCATTATTCATCCTCTCATATAGCTTTCTAAACTTTACAAAATCTTCTTGTTTACCTCCATTGTCAGGATGAGCTTTAATCATTGCATAGTGAACAGCTTCTTTTATGTCTGATGTAGTAGGCTTTAATGCATCAGGTTTCATTAGTAACCTTACATAATCTCGGTATACGCTAGAATAACTCAAGCGTTGGGTCTCGTTCTTTATTTTTAGTTCTTCTATTTCCATTTTCAAATTTATATTTTTGCTTATGCAAGCGAATAAAATTATCAATGTCACTATTAATACAGCACTTAGCCCAATTGTTAGCATAAATCTTTCTCCTCTTTTGTGCACAAGACAATTTCTCTTCTGATCGGGCATCCACCTAGACAATCACACTGACGACTACAACCTCTACAAGAATTTCTGAAATGGCTTCTGAAATCATCGAACACATTTGAATCCCATGCTTCCTGAATAGTGTGTTCATTAAGATCAACTGCCCACTTAAGTTCCTGATTGTCAAAGCTACATGGCAGCATTTTCATATCTGACGTAATGTAACCAGAAAATCTTGCTCCTTCACACGGTTCCAGAGTAGAATTTAAAATCTCTTCTGTAAAATTCAACAGTCCAGGCACAGAACATGAATCAAATCCAATCTGAAATTTATAATCATGTTTATCAATCAAAGAGAAAAATTCTTTGACTCTTTCATCATCAGGAGACAATACATTTGTCTGAGTTCCTAAACCTACTGGCTTATGCAACAAGAAAATCACTGCGTTGATACCATCAGGAAAATCTTCCTGCTGCAAATGTTCAATAGCTTCATCAATAGAATTCCGTCCAAGGACATAATGAATATTGGTAGTAACTCCTGCAGACACTAACATATCAATCGCTTTCCCTGTGTATTCACTTCTGTACCAAGATATAGCTACGGCTCCGCAATATTCTTTACATAAGGAAACAATTTTTTCATTGAATCCTAAACCGGAACTTGTAAAGTTTGGCACAATCCCTTGTAACCTACAATACTTAAGGATTTCTTCAAAATCTTCATGCTGGTCTACGTCTCCTCTGCCACCAAGAGCAAACTGAAATGTTTTCCCTTTACATTCATCTACTATTCTCTTGAAATTCTCAAGGGACATGTTAGGCTCCTGTGTGTGTAATCCATTCTGATAACACTGAACTCCTGATTGAATACACAAACCAGATGCTCCATGAACACAATGTCCCATAATACCAATATCTAACAAAGCAGGAAAATCTCTCATGAATGGTTCCTTTCCTGTTGTAAGATCATCGGACCGGATATAGAATCCTGTCTCCGGATTAAATGTTTCTACAAAATTGTTTTTCTTGTCGTAATATTTATACATGAGTTTTTCTCCTTTGAATTATTTGTGCCAATAAACCGGCAGATGTAAGCATTTCTTCATCCCAGTAATAATGTTTTATTTCATCATTTAATTCCTTATTATTAGTTTCTAAATCGTAAGTAACACGAAAAATACCAGATCTTACATTCTTAATTGTAAAAATCATCCCACAAAACCAATTCATTTTTCTAGTAAATGATGATGGTGTCTTTATGCTACCGCAAGAATTAAGTCCATATTCTTTTTCCATTTGTTCCCAAGATTTAACTCTTACTTTCTGTCCTACTTTATACATTCCTGTCTCCTTGTGATTAACATTGATAAGTCTCCTTTTTCAAACATCTCACTTGTAAAAGTCCACGGAATTGCAGTCATTGTATAATAATAGGTATTACCAAGATTTTTTATAGTATCTATTCGTAATTTTTTCCCACAATATTTCTTCATTTCTCCCACAAAACTGCAATAATTGTTACATCGAATAACACCATAATAATTAACACCAAATTCTTTAACCATATCATCCCATTGACGAATCTGAACTATGTCTCCTACTTTGTATCGCTTCATATAAATCTCCTAATGGTGTGATCATGTCTGTAGACCACATATATCTACCGTTATCTTCTTCGATTCTAAAAACATTGTCGTATATAAAATATGAAACAGTTATAGTAGTTCCACAAAATCTACACATGTCTTTAACAAAAAATGCCAAACATGGTATATATATTTCATCCCCAGTTTGAGCAATTCCAAATTCTCTTTTCATATCATCCCAAGAACGAACTTTATACTTTTGTCCTACTTTCATTTCTCACCTCAATCATTTTTCGCAAACCAGATGTGAACAACATATTTTCAGTAAACAAAAATTGTTGTGAAATTTTCATATCTATCCCTTGATAAACTCCTTCATGATAAGGATACTTTCCAATTATACATATCTTGTCCCCACATAAAATCTTCATCCTAGATAAAAATAGTATTTCTCCGAAATCTAAAGCTCCTGAATAATCACCATTGGAAGCTTTTTTAAGCTCCTCCCAAGTTTTTAAATAATATGTTTTCCCTATTTTTAGCATAGTCTTTACCCAACCATCATGACATCAACTGCATTCTTAAATTTTCTCAGCATTTCTGGATTGGAAGAAATGATTTTCTTTCTTCTTGCTCCTGCTTTGCCATGTTTGTTAATATAACGAACTTCTAAATTATGCCAATTGATCGGACTCATTTCTCCCATCTTTTTGTATACTTTTCTATATGTAACCATTCCTCCGTTGCTCTTATCTCCATATTTTTCTACGAGAGGAGCAATAATAGAATCTGTTGCATCCTGATTACAGATTGATTTATATTTTTCATACAGATCTCCTAACGCAGCACTGAAGATAGATCTTAAAGTATCATTGGCATAGACAACATCATAAGTACTAAATTTACTTACTGGATTATATTTTTCTTTGTAATCTTTCACTTCCTGATCCCAACAGATACCATAATTTTTATTCATATACTTATATACAGTTTTCATTACAGAGCCACGATCAGAGAACTTGTCACAAGTGGTAAGAGCATCAATCATCTGGTACATATCATTTTTCCATTTTTTACCAGGATTCTCTACTTTCTTCACTGGGATAGGTGTCGTAACAATTTTCTCCTGAACCATCATAGAAGCTAAACGCCCCATATCTTCAAAGATTTTATCTACTTTTCTTTCTAATACTTCAATTTTGTTATTGAAATCTGGCAGCTGTAACTGAATAACGTTTGGATTATTAACTTTTTTCTCAAGGAAAGCTGCTGCCAGTACATCTTTTGCTTTGAGCTGATATGCTACAAGTTTTTCTGCTATTCCCGGCATTTCCTTTTTCATAGTTGGAGTAATTGAGATTTTAGCCAACCATAATGGTAAATAATCTAATTGTAAGCACATAACATTCTGATTCCCGCCATTGGTAAGGAGGGTAAAATTTTGTACCCCCTTTGAAATTACTGAATCCGTCTGCATTTTTCTTCTTTCATATTTAATCCGGTTATCATCTAAACCGATAGCTTCACATACCCAGCGAGCACCAACCCAAATATTTCCATCAGGATCCTGTGCTGCTTTAAGAATATCTCCGTTAAATTCTACTTCTTTTGCTATTAATTTATCCATAATGATTTCTTCTCCATTAATATAAATTTGTTAGTGGTCCATTCTGTACAACTATTGATTTTCCTATTTTAGCCGTTAGCCTTTCCATCATCTCTTACTTCAAGGTTCTTTAAATCCTCAATACTCCAAGGTCCTTCATTTTCCCATTTGATAAAGTCAAACATATTACCATACATATCTCTTGATACATAAAAATAATTACTATTATTAGTTACCCAAGATTCTTTCATAGAATTACGTCTTGGTTTATTATAGTAAATATAAAGATTATCATTGATATTATCTCTTGCAATATATTTACAATTAGGCAGAAGGGCATCAAGGAAGTTCTTTTCTCTTGATGTGATTGTAGGTTTCTCTACATATTCTGATTCAGCCCATCGCATAGTCGCTTCATAATCACAATAACTTTCATAATAATTGGTTTTATAAAATAAACATTGTTCACAATTGATATCATTACAACAAACAACTTTATTATCTTTTGTTACTGCAATTATATTACCTTTACAAGCAATATCTAAAATTTCTTTAGCAAATTTCTCTCTATTTTTCATAAAATCACCTCAATAAAAAATTTCTTTAACTCTTCCCCAAAACATAATTGAATTATCAATATCTATGCCCCATTGTTCCTCATGTGAAGAACATGTACTCTCATACTCATACACCGGGAAACCAACTGTAACATCTTCTGCTTCAATAACTTTTCCTACTGATGTAGGCCCTTTATCTTCCTGATGATAGTAAACTATTCCTGTGAGGAATTCTATTACTGTTTCTTTATACTTTGGATTGCACCAGACATATACCCTATTTCCTGAATCATTCTCTACTCTCCAGATAACGTCTTTGTACTCTCTTGCGTTGTTGCACAGTTTTAGCCATGCCATTGCATAGCTTTCTGTTGTAGGTGCTGTAAAATCGGCTGTAATCATTACAGCCTTTTTCCGCTCAATAGATAATTTTTCTTTTAACATAGTTGTCCCTCTTTTCTTTTCAATATCATATTTCTTAATGCACCAACTATTTCCTTGCACTTGTAATCACGATTATAATAATAGGCGGAAGAATTATAATATACTTTACACTCTCCATTAAAGCGTAATCTTGTTGGGAAATCACAAAATATATTGGTTAAAGCAGTTCCATCCGCCCATGTGTAACCTTGCTTTTGCGCTTCTTTGATTAACGCTATATATTCTGCTTTATTATTCACCAAAACAGTACAACATTTCAAATCTATCATTTACGTTTCCTTTCTGACCATTATGAGTCTTCGCACTCCTTTAATTATATCCAAGTATCTAGGATAATCTCGTGCACATCTTCCACGACTAGAACCCCAATATGTTTCATATTTCCTATTAAATTCTAGTCTCGTTGGAAACTCACAAAGGACTATACTTAAAGGGGCCCAACTCGCCCATCTAAAGCCTTGTTTCTTAGCAATTTTAGTCACAGCTATATATTCTTCTACATTGTTAACTAATACTGTGCTATCTCTTAAATCAATCATAATTTTCCCTTCTGTCTTATAATTATCAATTCTCGTAATCTACTCATCAAATTTTTACAATGATAGTCACAATATTTTTCATGATATCCCCCAAATGTGACCCTTCCTCTTTTATCAAAAAACAATCTTGTTGGAAATGTACAGTAGATATAATCTAAAGAGTCTCCAGAATTCCACTCACATCCTTGTTCTTTCGCAATCTGAATTACTTTTTCATATTCTTTTTCATCTTTAACTCCCACAATACAGTCTCTAAGTTCAATCATTTCCACCCCCAACCTTTCCAGATAAGCATTTTCTTCAAATTTTTACATTTGATGAAGCTTGGTGTATACTCTTTTGTCTCTTCACAATAGCCGAACCATCTGCCTGATACGTCTTGATGAAGTTCATATATTTTCATGAGGTCGCCTCCCTTGTCATTACTAAATATCTCAAACTATTTGCCGGAAGTAACATTGCATTGTTAAAATACCATGATACTTCTTCATCATCTATTGATAAGAAATATTCATCTAATACAAGATCTGTAATTTTAGTTACTACACAAATTTTTCCACAAAGTTTATACATGTGGCTGTTAAAAAATAATCTTCCCATTGAATTTTCATAATGGTAATACCACCCGCTAACTAAATTTTTTCTAATCACTACTCTGTCTCCGACTTTATATCTCATGATTTTCCTTTCTAATTTCTACAAGTCTACTTAAATTTCCTACTGGAATAAGTGATGATCTGTACCAGTATCCTTCTGGAGTACCAGATAGATAGTAACCTGTATAACTTATTCTATTGATTCTATAAACTTTTCCGAGATACTTCACCCCTATCTCATGAACTGCTAGGTTACGTTTTACACGAACCCAATCTCCAACTTTTAATTCTTTTTTCTCTTGCATATAAGTCCCCCTAGACACTGAACAGGTTCTAACATTTTGTCACTAAAAACCCACTCGCATGTTTCATCTCCTAGTGCTAGTCTATAGTTAACATAGCCAGGATAAAATGATGAAACTTTATCTATGATTTTATATACATGGCCACAGAATTTTTGCATGGCAATGTTAAAAAACAAATATTCATTATCACTACCATCATAATAATATCTTGTATTACCTTTCAAATTACTTCTAACTCTTACTATGTCTCCTATTTTATATTTCTCTTGCATATCAAGCTCCTTAACCCATCAACAGGTATCAACATTGCATCGTTGAACACCCACTTAGATTCCTCTTCTCCTAGAGATAAACTATAAACTTCACAAACATAATCAATTGCTACTATTTTGTACTCTTCTCCACGAAATTTTTCCATTGTATGAGCAAAATACAACTCTTCACGAGATGGATCTGAAAATGGATAATATCGTCCACCAACTAAATCTGTCCGGACCATGACTCTATCTCCAACTTTATATTTCATGTTTCCTCCTCTTATCAATTAATACAGTCAATCCTTTGTAAGGTATAAATATATCTGACGAAAACCAACGTCTATCAGCTTCTTCTAATATATAAGCGTCTGCTTCAGAACTTAATTTTATAATCAATCCTATAGTGTATACTTTTCTTGGGATTAACCATACATCCCATGGATTTACAAGGATATTAGTTTTAAGAATCACCTTATCTCCTCTTTTCATGTTGCCTTCTTTCATGGATAGCTAAAAATAAAGTACCTTCTACTGGAATAAACATATCCAACTTAAAAATATATCCTGATTCTTTAACACAACAATAAGCCTCAAAACCTCTAGGGTTATTTATGGATATTATAGTCATAATTTTTCCTTTAACTTCTTCCACAGGAATACACCATATGCATCCATGCAATCTAGGATCAACTATTACTTTATCTCCAACTTTCATCTTATTCCTCCAATATAAAATCAAGTACTTCTACAATACCCATACCTGATATATCTAATAGTTTCATTTCCCTTGAAGCATACTGTACAATACAAATCCCGTCCTTGATTGTGCAGCTTATTATGCTTCTCTTTTTTAATAACTTATCTAATTCCATAATAGCTCCTTGATAATTCTCTTGGGGAGTCGAACCCCAAGAGAACTGTTTATTTTATTGTTTACTCAGCATCTGGAAGATAGAACTTTTTGATTCTATCCTCTCCTACAGCTTCGACAGCAGCCATTGCTACCTCATGAGAGCTGAAGTAAATACCATCTGTAATTTTTCTTCTGCTCCATGTGGAATCAACTTTCTCTGTCTCTCTGTTCCAGCAGAGTTTGTATTTTCTCTGAGAGTGATCGTCCCAGTCGATCTCATCGTTGTGATCAATAGCGAAGCGTTTCAGCTCTGCTACAATCATCAGATACTCAGCGGCTGCATCTCTCTCTTCCTCAGTCTTGAAGCAGTTGCCTACTGCTAAACGCATCACATCTTTCTGGTTCTCTGCTGTGAATACTCCACCGTCTTTCTTTCCTGTACCCCACAGATAGAAGTACTGCTCACCTTCTGTTGGCTCCCAATGTTTCTGTACTGTCTCTGGTGCATCAACCATTCCCTGAAGTGCTCCGATGAGTTCTTTAAGCTCGTCCTGTCCAAGTGCTGCCATAATTTTTGTAATAATAGTTGTGTTCATCATAATCATAATCTCCTATTCTTGTTTGAAATTTGTTTTTTGTTGTTTGTTTTAATCTTTACCCATATTCAGTTGTAATTTTTCTATATTCAGTTGTAATTTATATGAAAACCTCTTAGTGGGCTAGAGGTCAATCATATACTTTGGCATAAACATTCCTCCTTTACTGTGATTTTATATCAATAATGTCACAAGCAGAATAATACTGATAATGACTTAAAGCCATACCAATTGCTTCCATTTCATTTATTGCGAGGATTTCACAACAGATTTCATTTCCGCTGTAAGTCTGAAGATAAATATGGAAGAATTTCTTTGCCTTCTCCTCTTTCGAGAATATATAAGTACAATCATCTGTATAAGCTGTTGTGTAATCAGTGCTAATAGGTGATGCTTCTTCATCATAATCTCTCCACCAGTTTCCATAACCACCATAGGCAGCTTCAATGTACTCAAATGGTTCCTCGCATGGTAAAGCAAGAATCTTTTTCGCTTCTTCAATTGTAGAAAGTAATGCCTCTACATTGATTGTTTCTCTTGTGGTGTGTTCGTCGAAATAACCAGAAGATAAATTGACTGCTGCTACACCGAGTGCCGGAGCAATTGTTGATATATCACTCACAGAACCCCATGCTGTTTTGAAATAACCAGTAGATTCAATGAATTTTTCAAATTCTTGATTATCACAAGAGTAGAATACACAGTCATTGGTCCCTCTTCTATCAATTTCAATGATATAATTTATATCATTGTTTACTATATAGTCACTTACAGCAAACTTCTCAGCTCCTACGCACCCTTTCTCTTCATCCTCTGTAAACAATACAGAACAATGATACTCTTTAATAATTTGCAGAATAGCGTAGATGCCACACCGGTCGTCTCCCCCAATCCCTTGAGGAGAAGACATGATTGCTCCAGTGTATTTGATTTTCTGGACACATTCTTCATGTACTGTATCCATATGAGCAACTAAAAGTACTGGAAAAGTTCCCTTAGCATAGAGGAATCCATCCTCCGATGACGGTTCATAACCTGCTGCTTCCAACTTAGCTTCCAAGTGACTCTTTAAAGTCATCTGTTTCATTCTCAAAATCTCTTCTAATTCTGTAATTCTATATTTATTTTTACTCATCTCCGGTCTCCTTTTCTACACAATCTGAACAAAGTCCTTTGTCACCTTCTTCAATTACGTAATATTTTCCACAATGGACGCATTCTCTAACTTGTTCATTGAGGAAGTAACCATTCTCACTTTCAATGTATGTGTATTTTTCTTCTAAACAATGTCCACATACTTCCTCATTTGTTGATTCTACATAGAAGATATCATCATTGTTTCGAACTTCTCCACAGCAATCACATTCTGTGAAATCTTCTTCTCTGCAACTATTGCAGATATCCATATCTAACTCTCTGTAATAACTAATCTCTGAATTAGGAACTCTTTCATTGCAATGATCACAATAAGTAGAACATTCGCAGCAATACCATTCTCCGTTGATACGATACATCTCATCTTCGTCATAACGATCACCGCAATCACAACATCTATGAGATCCATTGTCGCCATAGTTATCATAACAATCCTCACAAAGAAGAGTACTTTCCATATCATGCCAATCTCCACATTTTACACAGTAGATATCATGTCCAACTGTCATATGCCTATTATCTACTCTTCCCTTGGGAATCATTTTGATAATTTTACTTACTGAGCACTCACTCTGGCACTCATAATCTCTGTAGTGGGTACCTTCAGAATTAATAACTGAGCAACAAGCAGAGGTGCCACCTTTCTTTCTCCAAAGGTTAGGAGCCACTAAACAATCAGCGATGATTTTCTGAAGCTGTGCTCTAATTGGAGTATACAGTGAGTTTTTGCCATCGTTACATTGGGGGTAGAGTCTTCCCTGTACAAGGATTCCATCTTTATAATGGAATAACTGACGGATGATTTTCGGCTCGAACTCTAAGTCATTTCCGTCGTACTCTTTATCTACCTGATAGTAAACCATTGTAGTTCCATCAAGGAGATAACTCATAGTTCCGGAACAGTGGCAACCTGAGAACCCATTAGGATTGTTTTTATCAAGTGTGTGACAAGAAGACCAGCTATTTCCATTGGAGGACAACAGATAATCAACTGGATTAACTGACAGAATGGTGTGCCGGACAACATCCAATGGATTGATTGCATCTGAATATTTGGCATACCTCTTTTCAAAATCTGAATAGGTATCAGAAGTAATACCTATAAGTGTACAGATTTTCTTCACTGCTCTTGAGGTTTTCTGACCTGCTGAAATACCTTTAATATCAGGATAGCATTCTTTAATTAAAGAAGCTGTTCGTTCATCCAAAAGCTGTTCTCTGTAATCTCTCAGTGCAAACAAAGCATCTGTGTGTCTTCCCTCGATAATCATCCAATTAATGAAATTATAAATTTTCTCCTCGTCTGGCTGTCCCTTGATGTTCTGATCAAATGCCACATAGCATTTTTCATCATTCCAGTTAGGATGATGTCTTAATAACTCAATCAAAGGGGTTTTGTTGTCTGCCCATGTGTTGATAATTTTGTCAATGGCTGAATTACCCCAGGGGATATCATACATATTTAACACTTTAATCATACCCTGTTTCATTGTTTCCTTATTCATGCTACAAATCCTCCTAAAATTGTTTCATATAATTCCTGTGGAATCTGTTCTTTTCCTAAGTACTGTTCAGAGATTTCTCTTGCTCTCTGTACAGCTAAAGTTCCTTTATCTTTGACTCTGTCATAAAAGGCTTCCACTGTGTTCATGACTTTTGAAACTGTTTCATATTGTGTATACAGTTCTTTGTCATCTGACTGAATCTGCTCGAACACTTCCTGTACACCGTAAGTGATAAAGCATTCTGGACAATAATCATTGACTAAAGGTCCAGAAATAATCTTTCCGCAGTGCTTACAGATGGAGAGTTTATAATCTCTCTCATCTAAATCTTTGTAATCTCCATTTTCAAACTTGAAGACCTCATACTGATCAAAGATGTAAGCTGCTTCGTACCCCTTAGCGAGCTCCTCGAACTGAATCAGAACTTCTACAGAGTCCTCTTTTTCTTGTGAAAATGTTTTTATTTTCTTGTTTAGAGGTTTCATTTTAAACTGGCTGTCCTCAATGTAGAGAAACTTTGAGTCAAAGTTCTCTGTGATGTCTTCTCCTAAGACATAGTTTTTGAAGAGGAATCCAAGGACAATATCAATGTCCTTAGATTCTACCTCTGATGAAGTGATTCTGTTATCTTTATATAAACTAATAAGTGTTGCCATTTGTTTTCTCCTTTCTTAACTGTAACTGCATTATAAACCAGTTTGTAAAACTTGTCAATACTTTTTACAAACTTGTTTAAGAAATTTTCTTTCCTTTCTCGTTAAACTGTTTTGGTTCACCAAGAGATACAAGATAGTCCTGCAGGTAGAGAGCAAGACTTAATTCAACTCTTTCTGGATAAGCAGCTATTCCTTTTGCTTTAAGTGTACTTGGCTCAGTTCCTCTCATAATAGGCAATACTTTTACTAATCCAATATCTCCGTAGAAGCAATAAATTTTATATAAGTTCCTAATTATCTTGTCACATAATCCATCTCCTGATAAGTTATAACCAGCTTTACAACAAGTAGATATAATACTTTCATAAGCTATCTTACCTTTTGCTTTAATTATCCTGTAAGCGGATGTGTAACTACCAATAGTTCCTGGTTTTCTTACCCCTTTGTCTTCTGCAATGCTTAAATTATATTCATCAACCACTTCCTGCAACGCTACAGCATTCGGTTCACCTAAGATAAGATTTGCCTTATGCATCTGCAGCGGAGTAACTTTTTCAGTATACAAGCTCTGTCTTGTAAAGATACTTGCTTCGAAATGTCTTCTCTCATCTGGATCAGATGGGGCTGAAGTAATAACAACACATTCGAGCTTATCTAAAATACCTTCTGATGCAATAAAACGACCATAGCCATCCACTATGGAAAATGTGCTTTCTTCTGGATGTGGCACTACTAACAAAGCATCCATAATCATATGATCAAAATTGTCATGCATCGCTTTAATTTTTCTATGATTTCGTGTCTCTAACCGCTGATAAGCAGGATCAACAGACATCAGTTCCCTTGGAATTACTGCGCATGCCTTTGTACCAGAGATTAATAAGTTGCTCATAACTGTGTTGTAAACGATGTTTTCCATTTTGTTTTCCTCTTTTCTTTTTTATATAATAAAAAAGAGCTGTTTTCACAGCTCTAATTTTATTTCATAGTTTAATAGTTACATTCTACTAAGTTGGTGAGATACTCAATACCATGACCACATAAAGCAGTCAGAATTTCATCTAATATGTCAAATTCTCCGTCTGTTTCGCATGATTCAAGAGCTTGAATGATTCCGTAGCCTTTTTCATACTCACTGGTATTTACAAGTTCCTTAGTTACTGTGTCACCGAGTTTTTCCTCGGCATAATCAACTCTGTAGAGTCTTTCCTTTGCTGTCTTCATTTTGAAAACCTCCTTGATATGATTAATTCTTTAAGATTTTTTGGATCCTTTGTCCAAATTAAATCTTTATCTTTGTATTTCATTTCATAAGTAAGTCCATTTACAGTTGACTTATATAGAGCTTTTATAGAGCAAATGCCACGAATAGTGCTCAAATTTTCATCGTAATTACTGCCTATCATAAAACCATCAGGTCCAACAATACAAAAATCTTGACTGCCATAATTCGCAGTCTCGCAATCGGTAAGAACAAGATAGCTTCCTGCTGGTGTGACAGCTATCATTCCAGACCGGAGCTTCTTTCTTAAATCAACCATGCTGCCTCCTTTCTATTAGTGTACGGACAGATGAAATAAGTTTCAGGTCTTCAGCATAGCTCCACCAATAGTGGTAATCTGAGCCACCATTTCCATTGTGTAATGAAATGTTTTCTTTATAGTAATAGACTAAATATTGGAATGGTTCTCCAAGATCTTTGTCAATATCTTCTATCTGTCCTATACCGTAATATTTATGATAAACTATGTCACCTATATTTAATTCTTTAGGATGTTGCATTTCTTCTCCTTTCTATTAGCTTGCACAAAGACAGAGAACGGACAAGAGTAAGTGAACTTCTGAAGCACCACCAATAGCGACAATCTGGGCCTCTATCGTTGCCATTATACAAACGGTTATTTTCTTTATAAAAATAAACTAGATATGGCGCTGAGGAAGATCTAATATCTATTATTCTTCCCATACCAGAATTGCTTCGCCATACTATATCACCTATTTTCATTGTTGCCTCCTCTCTATTAATGATGCCAGCGGAGGAAGGTACTTCATTCTTTTAATGTCGTCAGAACCAAACCACCAACCATGGTTGTCTGGACAGGAACCTGGCTCTATTGCACCATCATGTAGGTTATCATTTGCTTTGAAAAAGTACACAAGTTCACTACTGCCAGGTCTGAATTTTATAACTTTGCCTAACCCATAAAATGGGTCTTTAATGTATTCTCCTATCATTTGCCTTGCCTCTTTTCTATGAAATGTCTCAATGGTTTCTTGTGTAAGAGCTTGATTTCATCTTTTCTGTAAACCGTACAGTCTACAACAGCTCTACCATCAATTAAACCATTATATAAAAACCCATAGGAATGATTATAAGTGACTACATAAGGATAAAGAACTATACCTCTATACCATATCAGTTTCCCTACTTTTCCGTAAGGGTCGTATACATATATGTTTTGCATTGGCGTATTCCTTCCTTTTAGTAATTAGATCAATCAGCGGTCTCTTCTTGAGAAACTTGATATGTTCTTTGCCATAGCAGGATGCGTTAGTTATATATCTTCCTTCATAGTATCCAGAGTAAAACTTTGAATCATGTTTATAATGGTCTACTATGTAATGAGAGTGCCATAATGATCCGTCATAAAAATTTAATTTACCTAGACCATTTGGTGTCTTTACATAAATATGTCTCATTTCCATTCTCCTTTCCTGCGCAAAATCGCTTCATAAAGAGTATTATGAACCAATAATGGTTCTACTATTTTTTTAGGAAAGTCAAAAATATAATTTCCATGTAGAAATTCTACAGTATATTTATTATTTGACTCTTTGGACACATAGCCCAGTCCTATTAATGTTGTATAAATTATTTTCATGTTTACCTCCTAATCGAATCATAGCAAACATCTGTTCCCTTGTCAAGCATCTATATAACAGAAACTTCCGGTTCCTGTATCTACAGTGCAACAAGCATGTTCATATTTCATTATCAGACGATTAAATTTCTCTTCTGACATAGGGGTCTTCACTTTGAATGGATGCGCCCAAGGTGAATTCACTTGCATTCTATTCGGAAGCAAATATACAGGATTCCCTGCAACAAGTGCTTTTTGTGCTTCTCTTCTGGTTACTTTCTTTAACATATTGTTTCCTTTCTAAGCAGCATAGTTAAACATCTTGGAGGAAAACGGGTAGCCCTAGATTTCATGCTACCCCTTTTTGAGTAATTCAAGATGCTTAAATATACTGCTTATGCAGTATATTTTATTTTCTACTTTAAAAAATTCTCAGCCACTCATCTCCTATCAACTCCCATGCTGTAGGATTAAGAGCATAGTCTTTAGAATTAAACAGTTCCTCATATCTTTCCTGCATCAGTTCCTTTGTAGGAAAGAACTCTTCTTTCCTTAGATTTCCTTTGTTGGAACCTGTTTTGAAATAGATTCTAAGTTTATATTTCATGATTAGTCCTCCCTTGCATACCGAGCAAATTGTTTAAGCCCACCTGCATAGTGTGCGTCTACAATTTCATCATCATAGACAATCTCGGTTCCGTTGGACTCCATGATGCATGAAGCAAGGTCATTAATAGACCAACAGTCTTCTGCGTCAGCGTACCAAGAGAACTGATTTCCATTGGCAGTTGTCATAGTAATCAGATCAGTATCTTCCATGTGCTCAACCTCTGTTACTATTCCTGTCAGAGGATATAGGTCTTTGTATTCTCCATCTGTTGTTGGAGCTGCTGATACTGGGGTTGTTATCATCATAGTTGTTAATACTACTGCTAATAATTTCTTCATGATTTTTATTTCCTTTCTTATATATCTTATATAACTACTATAAATTTATAGATATCTACATACTGGTCTAACTGATATACAGGTGCCTTATCAAAGATAGGCAACAGTCTATCAATAATACCTTGGTATTGCTTTGTGAGTTCTGCTAAGATAGCTTCATACACTACATTGGACAACTCACAGAATTTCAAAGTCATAATCTCTTGTATCGTGTATACGTTATTCATAACAGAACTCCTCCTTTAGATAAAATTCACTATCTCTCTTGCAAGATAGCTATACATAACAGACACTGAAATTCTGTGCCAATTTCCATTCTGAAACATTAACACAGGAATATTCATAGGATCTTTAGGTCTCTCTGTGCAGATAAACTGAAGTCCATTGCCTCTAATAAATAAGGCTCCTTTAGGTACTGTGTAACCCAAAAGAGCCTCTTTCCGTTGTATTCTTACAGTTGTGTATTTATATGTCATGCTAATCTCCTCTCTGCTATAGAATCACTTCTTCTGTTGAAGATGGAATGACAAAGAAGTTTCCAATAAGTTGAGCGAAGCGTTCCATTGCTCCAGAGTAAAACAGAGCTATTGCTCCACAAGAAGTTTTATTGGTTACAACATAACCAGTATGAGACTGTAGTACCGAAGTTGCATAAAATCCTTCATCATTAAAGGATCCAAAAATAGCAGACTCCATTGTGCAAAAGATTCCTGGATGTTCGGATTCCAGCTTATCAAGATAGATTGACTGTCTATCTTCCGGAGTTTCAAATGAATCGTTTCCTGAAAATTGCTTATAGAATATACTTAATGTCATAATTAATACCTTCTTTCTAAATAATACGTTTCGCTTGCAAAGTGGACTAAAGCCCCTTCTTCAGCTGCTTCTATTTCTATTGGTTGTCCTTCGCTCACAACAGCCGATTTGATATAATCATCTACTGTTTTGGATGTGCCATTATTAGACACAACACAAGATACTGTGTCTCCAACAGAGAAACCTTTTCCTTTGTAGCTCCAAGTGCGCTTATCAGGAGAAACTATTGAGACACTTCTCCCTGAAACAAAATAGACAGTGCCTGTCATTGGACGGGTACTGTCTTCGCTTGCTCCTGTAGGCTTCACTACAGCCAATAAAAAAAGGAGTGCTATTAACACTCCTATCAATGAAGGGATTACTACTTCTTTAATTAATTTTTGTTTTACTTTGTCTGCCTTGTTCATAATGATTTCCTCCTAGCTGCAATTTCAGCAGAACGTTTTTCGTACATTTTCTTACTGATAGTCTTTTTAATCCAATAAGCATTGCGAACTTCTTCCCAGATACAGGAAAGTTCGAAACTTGATTTTGCTTGCGCGATTCTGGTTTTATAATTCTGCATGATTGCCCTCCTAGAAATTCCCTTCTATGATGTCCATGTCCACATACTCTACTACTTCGCCTGTGAACATGTTTACAGTGAGTTCATAATCCGGTCCCTTGATAGGAACGAACAGACATTTTTTAAGCTTCTTATTTCCTTTCCAGAGAAGAGAGAGTTCGTTTGTGCTTGGATACATTACTGGAATACATCCATAGTCAAACAATTCACTGTGACTGAGAATCAGTACAGCTGCTTTCTTTTCCTTTGCGGAAAGAGTTTTGTAGAACTTAGGAAAGAAGGTGTAATCATATTCGCTAAAGAATTCTGTCAGTTTTTCTTTAACAAGGTTGATGATTTCCCTGTGCTTTGCTTTACCTTCCAGAATTTCTACATAGACATTGTTGAGTTCCGCCCATGCTTCATAGTCGGCAATATACTGGCAGAACTGTTCTGGTGTGTAGCTGAAAGAAAATTCGTTGAGAACATCTGTCCAGTTTCCATTGTTACAGATGTAGAGTTCTCTGCCTAAAACAGATTTCAGCTCTACTGATGTAATTTTTCTTTCCATAATTTTTTCATAAATAGTTTTACTCATGTTACTTTTCCTCCTTTTTATGCTTTATAAGCATTACAAAAGGCATAAAGATTTCCCTTATGCCCTCTCTAAAACTCATAAATTATAGATTCTATTTCTGATGAAACGCTTGCTCCCGTCATCATAGTTAATATTTTCAAACCAGTATGAACTTCGTTCATGGTTTGGATTTGATATATAATATGAGACTTCAGAGACGTTTCCTTTAGGATCGGTCTCTACCTGCTCAAGGATATAAAATCCTTTTGGTAAGTATGGTAGTACAGCTTCTACTGTCATGTTTCCGCTATATCTATAAGGATACTTCCCATTCTTTTCTACGAAATTCACTTCCATACATGACTTTTTAAACTTTCCGTTGAAAATAGATGCTCGACTGGTCCAACGGTAACCTGGCTGATGTCCATCGGAGGCAACTTTTGAAATTGACCCATAAGTTACATAGCCTTCCGGAGTTTCTCCGTATACAAATTGCCTTGCGTCATTTTCAAAGAGAATGGTTTCCTTTGGTGTTGCTGGCATTTCGTCTACTGTCAGCTGAAGTTTGAAAAGTTTTAATCCATCTAAAATTATTTCTGTTCCAATAATCATAATTTCCCTCCTGCCTTTTAGAGTGGCATAACTCATAAGATAATGCTCTATCAAGGTTTGACCTTGCCTTGTCTACTCCTCGTAGAAATAGAGCATCTGCTTAGACAACTAAGCAGTAGAATACAAAGAGTGCATTTTCAAAATTGCCTTGTGTAGAGACAAATTCTACAATGGACTCAAAGTATTCTTCTTCCGTTGCCCCTTCTACCCAATATGGACAATGCTTCTTCCATGTTGTGTATTCGGAGTAACAGTGAGTGAGCAAATAGTCGCTCATCTCTTTTACTGCCCTTGCTTTTCGCAAGGATGACCAGTGCTCATACATAGGACACCTCCCTTCTACCGGAGGTAGTCTTCTCCTACGTACTCAGCTGCTCTCAGTTCATCTCCTGTCCAATTATGGTCAGGATTTCCCTTGAGCAATTTGATCTGATGACATAATTCGTCATATGAAATCATGCCTCTTCTGTAATTTCTTAACATCTTTTACCTCCCTTCTCCCATACTGCTTTAGTTCCAGCAGGCTTATGGGAAACCTGTGGACGGTTTTTACCCGTAGACCAGTAACATTCATGGAAAGTAACCTCCATGTCGTTGACAGCTCCTGAGATGTGAGAATGCTGTCTAAACTCATAGCCTACACGGCGTTCCTTTGGAACACATGAATATAGACCTACGCATTGTGAGGGTTTAAGTCTCTGAGGAAGATAGAAGCCATTCTGTCGAATAAACTCCAGAATCTCCTGTGCAAGGACAGTGTCAAACCGGATAATGCCCTTTGTCCATGTGTACACATCATTATCAGTATTAGACATATAGACATGGATGCCCCTGTCGAAGTTTCTGCTACAGCATACAAACCGCTGTTTTCCTACACCTTTAATGAACAGAGAACCTTCTGGGAAAATAAGCCCATAGTGGCGCTCATCATTTTTCATAGCACGAATTTTATACATACTACACCTCCAGATTCACAAGGTCACCCAAACGAACATAGAGATGTTTTGGGTATACTGGTTTACTAGCTGCGAGGTCTTTCTTCAGACCTTCCACTACTTTCGTGTAGTGGTAAACGGTTTCTGCGTCTTGGCAGAATGCTGCTTCGTTAATGAGTTGCTCACAAGATGCAATTCGAGCCTTTAATTCTTTACGGTTCATAGTTTTTTCCTCCTAGTGCTCTTTTTAAGGCTAGAGCATGACCCTATCATAACCTTATTCCTACCTATGACCGGTAGTCATAGGCAGAGTATAAGTTCATGATTGTTTATGCTACAGTAGGAACTTCTAACTCGACTTTATCCCCACGAGAAAGCAGGTATACACCTAAGAGGTCAGTGATAGCTGAAGCCACAGAACGATTGCTGAAATCATTCTTGTAGTCAAAGTCAGAGACAGTGTTTTTACCATCTTTAGACTTAACATTACGTCCAGCTTTACCACCGAAAGCCGCAAGGAAGTTACGAATATCTTCACCGTTCATGTCTGAATTTTTGAGTTTCAGACCAGTAAACATATCCCCGTCCTGTCCACAAAAACGGTAGAAACATTTTTTCAAAGACGCATTAATACCTTTGACCTGTTTACCGTGGGTATAGTAGGTCTTGATAAGACCGCCTAAATCCTCTGGAATAAGGTCAGCAGACAGTTTTTCACTGGAAACTACAGAATGCACCATGAGCGTCAGAAAGATTCTGTCAGTATCTGCAAGAGCCTTAAAGGTAGTGCTATCACATTTACAAGATGCAAGGTGAGCTTCACATTCTTTGAAGTCATCACGAAGTTCGGTCATCTTGTCTGTAGAACCTGCGAAGGCTGTAGTCATCTCAGAATCAGAGAACTCAGTCCAGTCTTTTCCTGTGAACATTTTCTCTGCTTCGTTGATAAGGTCAGCAACCTTTTTACCGTTGAGCTGGCGAGACAGAATCCGCTCTTTCTCAATGGAGTATGTGCGGAATGCAAGAATATCACGTACACAGTCCTCTGTACCCTCTTTAAGGTTTTTAGGCATAGTCATAGCGTTAAGAATAATAGTAGATTTTAACATAGTTTTTTCCTCCTGAAATTTATTTATTGGTTTACTACTTAGTTACTATGTCCATGCTGGGTAATGAACCCAGTCACCGCCTGTAAACGGTTCATGGACGTATTTGCACCCTTTTTTAGTGCAATTGTTATTCTTTTTGACAGTTTTTTAATGAGCCACCCTGTTAATTATAAGGCTATTGCTTTAATACACCCTTTTTTACAGAATTATCCTGTCGCGCTCATAAGAGTTTAAAGTCAGTGATATAGTAATATCCACTATGAACTACAAAATAGTTCGGGCAAGCTACAAAATAGCTATTACTTTATGTGACCGAAGATTTATAGTGCAAACGTTCTTACACTTTACAATTCTTTCACATGAATTGTGGGCTACTGTCACCTTTCTCTGTGCTACCTCTGCCACCCCAGAGTGCTGATGTTATCTTTTATGACCTATCCGCTTTTCCCCTTATGCTAACACCTCTTACAGTGCCACCTCCCAGTGGTTACCCTTACTTGCAAATGAGCTTTCAAGTACAATTCCTAAGAAAGTTGGGTTAATTGAACGGTTCAATCAATGGTACAATTGATAACGGTTTAGTAATACCGCTTGCCATCTGCTAGCAAGTGCCTATGTAGTATTTACGTCCTACATAGTGGACGAATCATGTTATCACTCCTCTCCTGCTGATGTACCTATCTTACTACGGATTACATAGTTTGTCAAGTACTTTTTTGAAAAAGTTTTATTTGCTACTTTAGGAATTTTTTCTGTGGATTCCAGAGCCACCGCTTGAACACTGCCGACTGTCTTTCCCTGTCGACACGTTTATACTACTACGGATTACATAGAATGTCAACACTTTTTTGAAAATATTTTTATTTACACGTTTACAAAAGCCCGCAAACCCGCATAAATACAGGCTTTTTGGCATGAAAAAAAGTTTTTTCGTGAAAAATTATTTCCTATTAAAGCGAAAAATAAAGGTTGACAGGATCAGACAGTCTGCATACAGAGCGTAATACGTATTACTGTATGTACTTATATGCACAGTGTAATACATATGAATATTTAGAATAGATTAAATATTTAGAATAGAGTGTTAATTAGTAAAGTTTAATCAATTATGTCTGCTATTCGTGATTTAATAAAAGTTGCGCGTGCAATTTTGTTAGAATCACAATAGTTTTGCAATTTTTCATATTGTGAGTTTGATAATCTGATAGTTATGTTTTTTGTATTGTTTTTATTCCATTCTTCTGCATATTTCTTGTTATATTCATAATTTGACATAAATATACGCCTCTTTTCTATTCAATTTGTTTAATTGTATATACAATTTACCTGAGCTGTTTTTACCAGAAGTCAATTGTCAGACAATTCAGTACAAATATAATTATTTGCCAGAAACATTATTCTTCAATGTACAATTATAATAACAATTTGATTTTCCTGTGGGTCTGAGCTGAGAAACCAGACACAATTCAATACAATTCGTTATATTGACTGAATATTCTGATTACTTTAGTACTGTAAAATTCTATAGTATTATCACTGTAAAATTTTTCAATTGTAAAATTTCAATACTTTAAAATTTTGCTACGGTACAGATGTATAACACTGAATTATTAAAGTATACTAGGGCTATCCACTTTATCACTTTAAAGCCTTGAAAACGGGGCGTTTGTAAAACGATACATCTTACCGTTGTGCATTTCATAGCATTCCTACTGCTTCAGTCAGGAACAGTCAAAATCAGCCCGAACTGTTCATATCTGCCCACTAAAGGTTTGAAAATAAGCATTTTCGCACGTTTTAAACCGGGGGTACTTATGCCCTGAGAGCCGCAAAAATGCAGTGTTTCCGGGGGATGCAGAGCTTTTTTGACACCAAGTTCAGATTTCGGATCCATGTTCCCAGATTCTCCGATCATCCCATCTCTCTCACTCGATTTCCAGATCAGAGTTTCTTCCTTATTATATATGTTTTCCTGATTCACCTGTTTTTATTTTTCTAAACAAGTTTGTAAAATTCTGTTGACATTTTTCGTAGTCAGTGCTATAATACACTTATCCCGAAAGGGATAGAAATCACAGGAGGCACATATGAACGACATTACTTTTTTAGGTATCAATCTTACCCAAGAACTTCAGAAACAGCTAGATTCCCACAGATCAGCTATTTTATCTACTGCACCTCCAGATGCAGTAAAAGGCTACAATCTAGGTGTACAAAACACTCTTCTACTCTTAGACTCACTTCTCTCATCTTTCGAACCCAACGAATTCCTGATCAATACTACAGATTCCCACTTAACTGAGTATGACTATGATGAGCTTGAAGCTTTAACCCGTAAACAAGTTTATAAATCATAAGGAGCATTTTATATGAAGACTTTTACTAATACCTACACATTACTATACCACACTAATGATTCAATTTCAATCCCTCTCAGATACTCTATCATTGAAGGCACTACATGGTTCATCGGTAAAGATGTTGCAGCTATCTGTGGTTACAAAGACACCTGGCGAGCTATAAAATACCATGTTTCACCTGAGAATACCGATCATACTATTTTTAATTCCCGTAAACTTATCATCATTAACTACGCAGGTTTCAAAGAAATAGATCCTACCGAAGAACATCTAAACTGGTTTATAAATCATCTTCCAGAAGCGTCCACGCCAACAGAAGCCCCAACAGTGTTCAATCATCCAGAATTTGGCACTGTTAGGACAGTAGAGATCTCAGGAGAGCCATGGTTTGTAGGAAAAGATGTGGCTACTGCGTTGGGGTATTCAGATACTTTTGGGGCTTTGAAAAAGCACGTAGATGCAGCAGATAAGCAAAACTGCCAAAACGACAGTTTTGATACGCCAAGAGGAATGACAATAATCAACGAATCCGGGCTATACGCCCTTATCCTTAGTAGCAAACTTCCATCAGCAAAAGAGTTCAAGCATTGGGTTACCTCAGAAGTACTCCCGTCCATCCGTAAGACAGGGGGCTACGTTAACCCATCACAGTCCGATCTTTTCCTAGACACCTATCTTCCATTTGCGGATCAGAACACTCGACTTCTTTTTAAAACTACTCTTGATACTATCCAGCAACAGAACAATACAATTCAGCAGCAGAATCACACTATTTCACATCAGGAAGACATCATTCGTAATCTTACATCAGACATTCCATTAGCAGACAAACGTCAGATCCTCAATAGAATTGTACGCTTCGGAGGAAGTCCTCATACACGTTGGCCATTCCTCTACAGAGAGTTCGACAATAAGTTTCATATGAATACTAAAGTACAGCTTGAACATTACAATGAGACACATAAGCCTAAGCTACAGAACCGTTTAGATTACATAGAGCACATTGGTATGTTCAATGATCTAGCTGAAATAGCATGTGTAATCTTCGGTCCAGACATTGAGAAACTGTCTGCTCAGTATTATGAAATCTGTAAGTAAATTTTGATTTTACAGTGAGAGGCTTACAACTTTACAGTGAGCCTCTTACAAAAGAAATTTGATCCATATACTCAAATAAACCCATTATTTAGGAGGTAAGAAACTTGATCGACACCACAAAAATTTTACCCGGTCAGGAATTTAAGAACATGCAGGAACTGTCAGTAGCTCTTACTGGTCAGAAGATGCCTGCCGGAAAAGGCTATGTTCTACAGCAGGAAAAATTCAAATTATATTTCTCATGGAAAAAAATTACAGGTACCCACAAATTGATCATTGACGAAATATATAAAGAACCTAAGACTAAACCTAAACGTAAACAAAAAGAGTATTGTCCACATGGAAAATATAACTCAGCAATCTATGCAAACTTACAGCATCTGGAACTCAATAAGAAATATTCCGTAACAGACCTTTATGAACTCTTAGGGTTTACGAGTGATAGATTCACGAGACCAAAATATTTTTTAGATTGTGTGAATGCAACAGAACTCTCTCTTTCTTCTTATAGATATTTTCATAAAAAAATAAATTGTATCATTGCACAAATATTATATATAAATTTGAGGAAATTTGAAGAGAAAGGTTGTATTTCATATCATATGGACTATGCCTATACATTCAAAGAAGGACACAAACCAGTAGACATTCCAATAGATTATATGGAAGATGTAAAAGCTCAAGCTTTGGCACAAACTTCATATAAAGATGAATGGTCTATCTTACATAGTTCCAAAGCAAAAGAATACACTGATTTTATTCTTAAAAAATTGGAGCCGCTAGGAGTAAAAAGATATACAAAATGTTATGTATTTACTGAGATTAAGCAGTTTAATACCCTTCCATTATCAGATCCTTATACTCTAAACAGTTTAATAATACAAAAGTTGAAAGATGCAAGTTCCAAATGTGATGCACTGAATAATAAGAGAATGAATTCAATAATTGACACCGCTGTCAGGTTGCAATAGAGCGAAAGGCGAAGCCTGAGGTCTGAACACATGAAAGTTTTTTCAGCGCTACTTTCTACACTCGGCGGTTAAGCGCCTCGCCTAAAGCAGCTGCTTCTGAAAAAATTTTGCGTTCAGACGTTGATTGTTTTTTGTTACACCAAAAAAATATAGTAATTATTTTTTATATAAATAATAATTGTTGTTTTTTACAGGTGTAATAAATCCAACTCGAACTGATTGAACGAATGAGCGAAGCGAGTGAGAGAAAGAAAGTAAGACCCTCATAGCTCGCTACCAAAGAAAGGAATGATTACAATAGCAAAGCAGAAAAAATGTAAAAGATACTTATTCAAGCTCCACAGTGAACGTCTTCGCAGATCACGCTGGAAGCTAGAATATCCATTAGAGGAAGCTCTAAACACAGAAGACATTATTTCTCTGTCTGATAGCCAGATTCTCAGATTCATTGATGAACTCAACGGAGACACCAGTGAAGCCAGAGAAGAAGAAGCTTCTTATATAAAGAAAGAAATCAAGCGTCTCAAAAAATCTGATTCTTCTAAGAAAGATACTCTCATAGCAAATCTCTATAAAAGATTCTATAATCTTCAATTTGTTCCAGATTACATGTGTCTGATCATTGATAAAATGTCTGATTATAACAGAGCCAATAAAGGCTTTTCTATCAATGGAATTAAATATCACAGACTCCTAGGCACCAACGGGGGCATAAAGAATTCTACTATTGTTTATGTCTCTGAAAGGCTATATCCCCAGCTCTATGAGCGTCTCTGTTGCGGCAGGAACCTAGAACAAAAATTTGTGCCAGCTAAACTTGAAGCGTACCAGGCACTGATCTGTTCCGGTAGTATTCCAGTAAGTATGCCAAAAGGGATCATAGTCGTTCCTGACTGCATTACTCATTTCACAGAAGACATTATTCGTGTAGATGACTCTCAGTCTGATGAACCAATAGTAGAGTTCCTCAAGGATCAAGAAATAGAGCTTACGGAATCAGACGGTTACGGAATCATGCTTCCATCACTCTCTTACCGTTGGGCAAGAGAGCTTGACGAAGAAGAAGATTTTTTATCTGGCTGTAATCTCAGAGGACTTCCATGGACAAAGGGCATGGTTTTCACAATGGATTACTTAGCTTTTGGGGAATCTATAGCGAAAAACTTCTATATAAAAGATGCCTGGGGAGATATGAGAGATATCAGAGAGTCTGAACTGATTATTACTACTTCTATGCTTAAATTATGGGATTCCTACTCTTCTTTCGAAGATTACTGGTCCAATATAGAAAAATATCATTATCAAATATCTATAGCCAAGACTGCTCCTGCAAGACTTGATGAGTACAGAAGCACAAATTACCAGTTCCTGCAGAATTACCACCTTACACCGGAAGAAGTAACTGAATTGGTCCGTCCTACAGTAGAAGAAATTCAAGAAATCCTTGGATTAGATTACAGGAAGTCACTCCTATTTCTGAGAGGAACAAATCTTACAGAAGATTCCTATATTGATGAAGAACCGTATATCAATGCTCTCATGATTGAGCCACAGATGATTCATGATCCTTACATCAGAGATAGAATCTACAATATGATAAAGAAAAAAATCAGACAGGCCAAGATTGGTGTACTCAAAGTGAGGGGTAACTTTGCCATCATTGGAGGGGATCCGTATAGCTTGATGCAGAGTATCTTTGGTTTACCGGTCACAGGATTGCTCCACGCTGGGGAATGCTGGCATAAACATTGGCTTGATCGAGGAGTCAGCGAGGTCTGCTGCTTCAGAGCACCTATGACAAGCAAATACAATGTGCGTAAGCTTAAGATAGTAGGGACTCCTGATATGACTTATTGGTATAGATATATAAACACATGTATGTTGTTAAACTCATGGGATAGTACTAAAGAAGCTCTCAATGGAGCCGACTGCGATGGAGATTTAATGTTCACTACTAATAATGACATCTTACTTAAGCATACAGAAAACTTACCTCCGATCTATTGTATTCAGCGCAAAGGAAACAAGGTAGTTCCGACTGAGACAGATATGATACAAGCTAATAAAGGTTCTTTCGGTGATGCGATTGGTCCTATTACTAATGTTATCACTTCACAGATATGCTTACAGGCAAGGTTCCCGAAAGACAGTGAGGAATATAAAGTCTTAGACTACAGGATATTGTGTGGGCAGCTGTTCCAACAGAACTCTATTGATAAAGCTAAAGGAATCATCGCTAAACCTATGCCAAAACATTGGTATGACAATAGCTACAACCGTATAGAAGAAACAGATACACCAGAAGAAATATCTAAGAAGGAATTCAATCAGAGAATTTGTGCAGATAAGAAGCCGTACTTCTTCATCTACAACTACCCTACTCTTATGAAAGAATACAAAGACTACATCAAAACATCAGATGCCGTGAGCAGGTCCAGATTTAATATTCCGCTGGAAGAGCTGCTGTCATCACAAGAGTTGACTGAAGAACAGGCAGAGTTTCTTAAATTCTATAAAGAATTCTATCCAGTCAATGCAGAAACCTGTGTAGTCAATGAACTCTGTTGGGAAATTGAGAAAACACTGGCTGATGTAAAAGAAAGTAAGGTACCGTTTGACAGTTCTATTCTGAAGTCAGATGTCACCTACACAAATAAGGATAAAGTACTTATAGAACGCATATATGATAAATTCAATAAACAAATGAACAGATCCTGTACCACAAAAACAGATGCTTTTTCTGCTTCATATAATAAAGCATTTAAAATTGAATGCGCTGAATATGTATCTGATCCAGAGAAACTTTGCAATATCCTTGTTGATTTAGGATACAATTCCAAAAAAGGAAAATCTTTTATCTGGGAGATGTCAGGAGATACTATTATCAAAAATCTTCTCTCTCATACCGAAGGATATGCTCAAATACCAGTAAAAGATCCATCTGGGGATATAGAATATTGCGGAGAACGTTTTACTATGAAAAAAGTTTACATGGAAGGAGAAAGAGAATGGATTTAATACTCAATGAGAAAGAATATGTTGAAAGGATGTTAGAGCTAGGTGAATTTAATCCTAAAGACTTAGGTTCAGTCATAGCGCTTCTAACAAGATATATGTATCAGGAAAAGTATACACAGAAAGAAATATATAATAATATAGAAGAATTTGTATCAAAAGTCGTACCAGAATTTGATATTAATGCTTGGTATTCATTTATAGATAAATGTATCAGTAAAGCCAAAAAAAGAGACCTGTTGAACATTGACTATATACCTATTACGCAGAAAGAGTTAGATACTATCAAGGAAATCAAAAACCCCGCCAGGGAAAGACTTGTGTTCACACTCTTGGTCATTGCAAAGTTCAATAATTTGAAATCTGAAACTAACAATAATTGGATCAACTATCCTATGGAAATGTGGTTTAAGCTCGCCAGAGTTGCCTGTAAAGTGGATGATCGTCCACATATGATCTACGACTTAAAAGAAGTTGGTTTGGTTGAAGTGAGCAAAAAGATAACTCGCTTCAATATAAGAATCACATTTGTTGATAATGAGTCTGATCCGGTACTTAAAATTACAGATATGCGTGAATTGGGCTATCAATATCAGAACTTGGGTCCGAAGTCTAAGATAAAGCTGTGTAAACGCTGCGGGAAGCCGTACAAGGTGAAAAGTTCCAAAGCAAGGAATCCTTATTGTACCGACTGCCAGAGTAAAAATGCTAAAGATGAAACAAAACTTATTACGTGTGATTGTTGTGGTAAAGAATTTTTTACAATGTCCAAGAATAATCGTTCTACGCTTTGTTCTGAATGCCAAAATATTATTGATTTAGAAAAAACTCGTCAAAGAGTCGCTAAACATAGAGAAAAAAGGCATATGTAACGCTATCAAAATAGACCTCAGTTTCCGCAAATGCGCTCTACAGGCGCGTTTGCGAGATTCTTTAAATTCTGCATATTATGAAAGGGAGATATAGAGATGAAAAACAATAATAGACTTTATTTTGCCAGACAGAAATTTTTAGGAAAATGTCCTGTCTGTGGAAAAACATTGAAAAAAGTAGATGGAGTAAATATCCTCCGCTGTGACAACGCAGTCTGTTCCGGAGTGGCTGTGAGAAGAAATGGGGAGTCTTCTCAGGAACCTTACTACAGAATGCTGAATGACAGGGGTATGGAAATCTACGAACATCTATTTAATAAAAAATAAATTATAGAAAGAGTTGATTATTATTAAACCGATTTCTAAGAAAGAAATTGAAAAACTAATGGACAAAGGTATCATTAGAAACACGCACAAAGGTTACATTAACAAAAAAGGATATCATGTAGGATATTACAAGACCTCAGGCAACAACAGATATATTGAGGACTACTATGCTGATAAAGCAAAATCGCTGTAAAGGAGTGCCTAACTATTACTAAATTTTATGATACCAATGCTCTCCTGAATCTCCAGGAGGCAGCATTCAAAGAAAGATTCTTCATCTCTGATGAAACTCTTAGAGAAATCGAAAATATCAAAACATCCTCTCGAAAAGATGAGGATATCAAATACAAAGCTAGACATATAGCTCGTCTTTTAGATCAGAATCATGATCAGTATTCCGTAATAAATTATAATTTTGAAATGGAAAAACAACTGTTAAATTTTGAATTGGATCCAGTTAGACCAGACAACAGGATTGTTTTTAGTGCTTATACTCTATCTAAAGTTCAGGATATTGAATTCATTTCAGATGATTTGTGCTGCAAAAATATTGCAAGGAAAGTCTTTAACCTGCCAGTGTACGGAATCGTAGAGCCTACTAACGAGATATATAAAGGATATAAAGTAATTAAAGGTGATACTAATGCTATTAATCAGGCTATGGCTGAACTAGATTATTCAACTTGGCATATCAATGAATATCTCATTATTGAAAATACCGATGACGGCACTACTAAAGAAATGCGCTATGACGGTCAGGGGTTTGTGGCATTAAAACTGCCATCTTCCAAATTTATTAAAGCAAAAAACTCCTTACAACGTTGTGCATTAGATATTTTGAATAACCCAGATATCACTATTGCGGCTATTCTCGGTGGATACGGCAGCGGAAAAACTTATCTTTCTATGCAAATGGCACTATACAATGTAAAGGAGAAAGGCAGAAATAGTAAAATCTTAGGTGTACGAGAAGTTTCTGGTGAAGGTAAAGAGATCGGATTCCTTCCAGGCGACATGGAAGATAAAGTTGGGAGATTCTTTGAACCACTCTCTCAGTCACTTAATGGCGGAGAGTTTGAATTACAGAGTTTGAAAGTATCTGGTGTGTTAGATACTAATGTACCGTTCTTTATGAAAGGTACTACTTATAATGACACTGTTATTCTCTGTGATGAAGCAGAAGATTTATCAGAAAGTCAAATTAAACTTATTGGTACACGACTTGGAGAGAACAGTAAAATTTATCTTGCAGGTGATTATAAACAATCCCTGTTAAGTAAAACGATTAATAATCCTCTCATTAAAATGTGTAATGAGTTTAAAGGAAATGAAAAATTTGGATGTATCTATCTTGGAGAAGATGTGCGATCAGAAACCAGTAAGCTCTTCGCTGATCTTTTCGAAAAGGATCACTTCTAAAAATATAAGGATTACAAGGAGAAACATATGGAAGAATTATTTGATTTTCCAATTATGAAAAGTGGAGTAGATGAATTAGTTGCTGATATCATCAAAAGCAACTATGACAATCGTAGATTAATCATTAACGATGAAATCAATAACAATCTATTAGAGTCCATCTGTTTATATATTTTGAAATATAATCAGGAAGATAAAGATGTTCCTGAAGATAAAAGAAAGCCTATTTGGATTATTTTAAATTCAGTAGGTGGAGTCGTAAACTTCGGAATGGGACTCATTGATTGTATTAAACATAGTATCACACCTGTTTATTGCTTAATAATTGGAATGGCTGCAAGTATGGCAAGTTATATTCCAATGGTCTGTGATAAATCATATATCTTTCCTAATAGTACAATTTGTATTCATGACGGACAAACCGGTATTATGCAGACTTCCAGAAAAGCAAATGACATCATGAATTTTTATAATAAATGTGATGAAAGATTAGCTGAACTTGTATATGCCAATACTTCTATTACCAAAGATTTTTTAGACGGTATTGCTGATCGAGAATATTATATGTTCCCAGAAGAAGCTAAAGAATTGGGAATTGTTGATACTATTGTTGGTGTCGATTGCCCTATTGATGAAATATTATGAAATATTCTAAAAAGGAATTGATTGCTAAGGTTTCAGAAAAAACAGGCTATCAAGAAGAAAATATAGCTGAAATATATGAAGCTTTAGAAGAAACTGTGTATGATTTACTCCTGTCAGCAAATGAACATAAGGATGTAGAAATTCGACTGTTCACAGGATTTGGTATGTTTAGTAAATTAGTACCAAGTCATGAGAAAAAGATGCCTGACGGAGAAATTAAAACAATAGAACCTACTTTAAAATTCTCTGCACGTTACAGTGCTCGTTGGAGGAAAGATAATATTAAAGAGTACAGAGAAGCTTTAAAATTGTGGGAAAGAGTGAAAGGAAGAAAAGGATGAATGGAGTAGAAATTAAAACAACAACTACTACCCAGATGAAAATCAAGAAGGCTACAATTGATGAACAGGGATCTGTTTACGTAGATGGCGAGGTAGTTGATCTTATCAATGCACTGAAGAATACATTTGAAGGCTGTATTTTTGATTTAGCTGTCACAGAAAAAACAGAGGTCCCTGTAGAGGACTGATGTTGAGTGTCCTGTGGTATATATTGCATTGAGAATAAAATAAATCACAAAAAGTATGTTGGTCAATCTATTGATATTAAATCACGATGGACTCAGCATAGACATACAAGTTCTTTAGTAAGAGATACATTTCTTTATAGAGCAATGGATAAATACGGTGTTGAGAACTTTGATTTTTATATACTTGAAGAATGCCAACCTGACGAGTTAGATATTAAAGAAATTTATTGGATAGCTACATTAGATACATATAATTATGGGTATAATATGACTCTTGGTGGATCAGGCTTGGCAGGTTACAAAGCTTATAATAGAAATTGTATTCCTAAAAATTTTGGAATGCTTTCTAACAATATAGATGAAACTGTGCCCATTATAAAGTTAGATACTGACTATGAAGTGTTGGAGTATTATGTAAGTGTTCAAGACTGTGCCAGAGCTAATGGCATAGCTTCCACAAACATTTCTAAAACTGCATCAGGGAAAAACAATACATGTCATGGATATATTTTTATGTATTTCAATGACATTAAGGATATGACCACTGATGAAATTATTTCTTATAGATTACATCAAAGAAAGAATTATAAAGATTCTACCATAAAATCTATAGATCGAATCTCCTCTTCTGGAGAAATTATCAATAATTATGAAAGTATTAGTCAAGCAGCTAAAGAATTAAATTTAGATCCATCTTCTATAAGCAAGGTGTGTAAAGGAAAACTAAAACAAACTCACGGCTATAAATTTAGATATGCCGTAGTAAATAATAAAGAATAAAAGGAGAAATAATTATTATGACAAAAGCAGAAGTTATTACAAAAGTAGCAGAAACAACAGGAATCACAAAGAAAGATACTGGAGCAATGGTTGACGCATTTCTTCAGGTTATCACTAATGAACTGGCAAGCGGAGGAAAAGTAGCATTCACAGGATTCGGTTCTTTCTCAGTTGTTGAAAGAGCTGCTAGAGAGTGCCGTAATCCGCAGACGGGAGAAACTATGATGACAGAAGCTCGTCTTGCACCTAAATTCAAAGCCGGAAAAGCATTAAAAGATGCAGTGAAATAAATATTAAATTGCTGACCTGGTGAATTCCAGGTTGGCGATTTGTCCGGTTAGTCTAGCGGTTAAGACACTGCGCTTTCAATGCAGTAACATGGGTTCAATTCCCGTACCGGATGTTTGCATATTTGAGAGTTGTGGGTAATCTCAAATGTCATTTTCCGTATAGTTGTTTCTTTGGGGAGAACTGGGACTCCCCCCTCCTATTCTGCAAAGTAAATTCACAAGGTGTGGAACCGACCTGCTAAGTCGTGTGATCCGACAGGATTGAGTTTCGATTACTCTGCTTTGCGTTACAAGATATGTAGATTACAGCCCACCTCCTGTGGGAATTCGTAGGTGAAAATCCTACCATGTAACTCTTGGTTATGTGATTGTAGCATATCATGAATATAAAGATAACCGGATTGATTCCGGTTGAAAGGCAGGATTACTCTCCTGCCTTTTATTTTGCTGCATGTCCGGGTTGGTGAGGAAGCGGTCTTGAAAACCGTTGGTCCGAAAGGGCTTGCAGGTTCGAATCCTGTGTGCAGCGTTGTGACTATGGCAGACTTGGCAATGCAGCGGATTGTGGTTCCGCCTTATATGGGTTCGAATCCCATTAGTCACCTTTATTTGCGCCTTTCGTATAATTGGTAGTACAACCGGCTCCAACCCGGTTAGTCAGAGTTCAAGTCTTTGGGGGCGTGTTAGGTAAGTTCCAGATACCTTGTAGCGAAAAAATCTGGCGGGATTTAGTCAGGACGAGACGCGGCTAAGTTTTTTAATAATTTTACCGAAAATTATATGGAAAGTTAAGGTTCCAACAGAATATATGACCTCCACTTATGGTTATATATTCGATAAGGGTAGCTGCCCATCTTAACACAAGGGAGAGTAGCCTAGCGGCGAAGGCAAGGGACTGTAAATCCCCCACAAAGAAACATCGAAGGTTCGAGTCCTTCTTCTCCCATGAGGTTGACAAATTAAATCAAAATTCCACAAAACAAGTAGATAAGTTTTACTATGAGATGTGTATACGCATGGATTAGGTTTATTAGAAGGTTTTGTCTCTGATTGCAACAGATAATGAGCCTTTTGAGTCTACAAATACCGCAGGTTACGTAGGATCGGTTCCTCGGAGCTTTCATAGAGCTTGTAGATGGGTTCAACTCCCATACCTGCTATTACTAAGATACTTCGGTATCTTTTTTTAATTGGATAAAAAGGAGGTGCTCTAGTGGCACAAGAAGTTGAAAAAAAGCCTGTACCAAGAGCAAAACCTAAAGCACCTGCTCAAAAAGTTATTGATCGTGCTATTGATGAAGCTCTCTATGAAGTAGGGCGTACTAAATTTACATGTAATATGTGTGGAAAGCTGAAAGATGCTTCCGACTTTTATAAAAGTACAGATCCTCTATGTACTACTGGTGTGACAAGAATATGTAAAATGTGTGCAGCAAAGTTGGCATATTCTGAAGATTTAAAAGGTAATAAGAAAGCCCCTGATGAACAGAGTGTCCAGTTAGCGCTCAGATATTTAGACAAACCTTTCTTTCAAAAGCTTTATGATGAATCTATTCTTGAAGCTGCTAACACTATGTCTGGTCGGCCCAAAAATAATACCTGGACTAGTTATATAAAAAATATATCTATGCCACAATATAATACATTAACTTGGAAAGATGGTGATTGTGGCAATAGCTCTACTCTTCTACCGTCTATTGGGTCTGTAGATAACTCTGATGAAGTAAAAAAAATGTATAAAACCAATAAAAGAACTGTTATTTCAGCTCTTGGTTATGATCCATTCGAATCTGCTGCTGATGCAGATAAACCATTAATGTATGGAAAATTAGTAGGTTTCCTCGATGAAAGTACGCAAGACGATGAATTGAAGTTAGGTGCCTGTGTAGAGATTGTACATAGTCTTAACCAATCTGAAAAAATCAATACTGTAATTAATGCTCTGCAGAAAACTCCAGAATCTATTATAAAAAATTCTGCTACTATCAAAGCTCTTGAAGCCACTAAAAAAGACATTATGAAAACTACTCTTGATTTGGCTCGTGATAATGGAATTAGTATTAAGCATAGCAATCATAATACTAAAGGTGCTAATACCTGGACCGGGAAAGTAAAAGAGCTTAAGGAAATGAAGCTTCGTGAACAGGAAGTAAATGCTTTTGATATAGGAACTTCTCAAGGTATGCTTCAGGTTGCGGAAGCCAGTACTGCTGCAATCATGAAACAGTTGGCTTTAGATGAAAATGATTATACTGAAATGATATCCACTCAGCGTCAAAAATTACTAGAATTAGAAAATAAATGTGACGCTGCTATTGAAGAAGCACGTATTCTTCGTAGAGAGAATGATGATCTAAAAAATTTCCTCAGAGATAAGAAATTGATTGATGAAAATGATGAGGTGATTGTGGAATGAAACAGACTAACTCTGGTATTTGGGTTCCAGATACACCTACTATTTTTGTTAAGCCTACAGAAGAAATCATTTCTCAACGAAAAATGGAAGGAATGCAGAAACTTTCTGAAATTAAACAATGGGGATTAAGAAATCCAACCAAATTTATGGAAAGATTCATAGGCGTTGACCTTCTTGATGTGCAGACCTATACATTTATGAATTCTTGGGATAAGATGTATGCTCTATGGTTATGTACCAGAAATTATGGAAAATCGACATTGCTTGCATTATATTACATGACAAGAGGTATGCTTCTTAATAATTGTAGATGTTATATATGCGCTGGCACCAGTGACCAGTCCATAGAAACTTTTGAAAAGATTGTATCTATCGCTAAAAATGAAATTGAGTCATTTACTGGATTAACTGATGTATTTAGAAATGAAGTTGTTATTAATATGACCAATAATGATGGTTTTATAAGAAATCCTGCAGGTTTTACTTATAGATTGTATAATGGTAGCTTCGTTAAAACACTTAACAGTAACGTCAACGCGAAAAGAGGAAAACGTGCGGAAGCAGTTTGTTTTGATGAATCTGGTTTCCTGGACGAAGAAGTATTTCAGGTTATTGAACCATATACAGCTCAGGATAAGAACTTTAAAATGGGTGGAAGTGTAAATGTAACTACTCTTCCTAAAGAATTGCCTAACCAATTACTCTACACTTCAAGTGCCAGCACTACTGATTCTTACTTTTATAAAAAGTATAAAGAATACAGTAAAGCTATGATCTGGGGTTCCAAAGATCATTTTGTAGCAGATATCAACTGTGAGATTATGTTTAATGCTACATATAGAGGTAAGATTTATCCAGCATCTCTGTTAACCAAAGAAAAGGTTGACAATGCAATGCGTGAGAATAAAGAAAAAGCTCTTCGTGAGTATTACAATATATTCACTTCTGATGGCGGTGCAGATGCCATCTTCAAACGTTCTATGATAGTAAAAAATTCTACTATCCGTCCCCCAATTATGTTTAATGATACAAAAGACAGACTTTTTGCCTTAGCATATGATCCAGCTAGATCTATGGATAACTCTTTTGTCCTTGTTGGAGAATATTATAAAGATTCTTCAGACAATTGGAGAATGCGTATTGCTAATGGTATTAATTTTATGGATCTTAGTAAAAAGAATAAAACTCCTATGCGTACGCCTGAACAGGTCAAGAAATTGAAACAACTGATCCTTGACTATAACGGTGATGGAGTCGATGACTATACAAACATAAGTAATATCTTTATAGATGCTGGTTCTGGTGGTGCCGGTGTTAATATTGCAGATTATCTTATGGAAGATTGGTATGAAGAAGGACATGAAGGTGAACAGAAATATTTACATAGAGGTCTTATAGATAAAGAACAGTCGTCTGATTATGTCAAAAAATTTCCTAATGCTGTAGATAAAATTAAATTATTACCACCTACTATGTATAAATCTATTATCTATGAAGCTGCTATTGAAATGATGAGACTTGATCTCATAGATTTCACTGCTGAGTATGATAATAAAGGATATTTAACAATGCTAGATATAGACGAAAAAGAAATGGCAAAAGCAAAAAAAGATTTAATTGCTAAGTATAAAGATAAATCTATGTCTAACGGTGAATTAGATCGTTTAGTTGAAGAAGAACTTCAAGAAAGAAATTTGGCCTCAACTAAAATTTATAAACTATCTCCTGATGAGGAACTTGGTCTAGTACAGATCGACTCGCTAAAGGAGGAAATGGTTAATATGGTACGAAAGAAACGAGAATCTGGTAAAGATGGCTTTGAACTGTCTACAGAGAAGCAAAACAAATTGCATGATGATCGTTCGTATTGTTTCTCAATGCTCTGTTATGGACTCTCAGAACTTCGTAGAGAACATATTAAAAATAAGAAACGTCCCAAAAAAGAAAATATAGCTGCTGCTATGCCTATTCGTAAAGGTGTAGTAAGAAAAATGTTTAGTTAGGAGGTGAGACATTGGCTATTAAAGAGGAAAAAACAACTCAAGAGATAAAAAATTATGCTCTTAAACAACAGGCATTACAAGAAAAATTCGCTCAAGTAAAGCAAGCCGTACAGCTTATTGATTTAACTAAAACAGAAACAAGAACATTTACTGTATTTAGTAAAGATAAATTACGTCAATATATGCAAAACCCTAAAACCAATGAATCTAACCTTCGTAATTTGAGCAGATTCTTATATAGAGTTTCTCATAATTACAGAAGACTTATCTCCTATCAGGCAGAAATGGTAGATTTAACAGCTCTTAATGTTATACCTCAGATAGATTTTACTGAGGATGCGCATGACGATGAAAAAATAAAGACTAGTTATTTTAATACTTTAGTACAACTTGATAAGATGAATATGCAGTCAGAGATTTTAAAATGCCTATTGATTGCATGGCGTGAAGATACATTTTATGGTTATACATATGAAGATGATTCTGGATTCTTCATTTACCCTCTTGATGGAGATTATTGTAAAGTATCTTCTGTCAATTATGATGGCACTCTTAATTGTGCCTTTGATTTCAGTTATTTCAGAAGTCATACTGCCGACTTAGAATACTGGGATTCTGAATTTAATTCTAAATACAATTCCTTTCAAAGTGACAATACTCTTCGTTGGCAAGAGTTGGATCCAGAAAGAACTTTTGTAATTAAAGTTAACATTGATGATCCAACACTTAACATGCCACCTCTTTCTGGTTTGTTCGAACCACTTATTGATCTTATTGATCTCCAAAGTATTCAGTCGGTAAAAGATGACTTATCAATCTATAAACTTCTGGTTGCAAGATTAGAAACACTTACTAACTCTGACGAACCAGATGATTTCTCAGTAGATATTGATACAGCCATTGAATATTATAATAGACTAGTTGAATCTCTTCCAGATTGTGTATCTGCAGCTATCTCCCCTCTTAAAATTGAACCTATAGAGTTTCAAGGTGACCAGACTCAAGATGTTAATAGAATTGCTACTGCTACTTCGAATTTATTTAAAAATTCTGGTGGTGCACAGATTCTTGATAATGACAAAGTCTCAGGTACGACAGCTTTTACTGCTGCTATTCTTTGTGACACAATGATGGCTATTAAAACTGTCCTTCCACAGATAGAAGAACGAGTTAATAGATATCTTACTTTTGCTATTGGTGATGATCATGCTAGAGTAAAATATTTTGAGGTATCTCCTTATACAAAAGCTTCTAAAAAAGAAGAACTTATGAAATCTGGAGAACGAGGTGTGCCAGTAAAGCTAGCCGTTGCTGCTCTTGATGGTATCTCACCTCTTGAAGCTTTATCTATGGATTATCTTGAAAATACTGTTCTAAAACTTCACGAAACATGGATTCCTTTTAGTACTTCTTTCACATTGAGTGGATCTGCCTCACAGCAAGTTATTGATGGTAAAACAGATGATACAAAAGGTGGAAGACCTCAATCCGACAACCTTACAGATGAAGGTGAAAAAAGTAGAGAATCAGAAAAGTCCAGTGAACAGGAGGGATAATAGATGAACAAACATTTTATCCGAACTGCTGACCAGGAAACAGCAAATATTTTAAAATCTATTGGCTTTCCTCAGGTCAGCTATACTAAAGGTATCTATACATTTGCAAATTGTTCATCTCTTTCTTTTGCAAATGTAAATATAGATATAAACAAGCTAACTTATACCGATATTTATTGTGCAAGTTAGTACTCCTCTTCTATGAGGATAAAAATACACAATAGAAAGGAGGCTAACATGAAGAAAAAAGTACTTACATTAGATGATCTCTATTCTTTTTTTGAACAGAGGAATCAGACAACTGTATTCAGTGCCAAAGAGTCTGGATATAATATTGCAGTTCAGGTTCCGGCAAAATTTGAATTAGAAGATTCTGATGAAGATGATGGTTTTTTACGAACTAAATTCAAAGTAAATCATTTATATGAAAATAGAAATAAATCTTATATATCTGAAGAAGCTCAGTTAGAAGCTTTACCGTCTTTACATTATAGACCAGTTCTGGCCGCTATTACCACTTTATCTGATGGAACTACTGATTTTACTTCTCATGCTATGGAATTTGATGATGAAGGAAACATTACATACATTGAGCAACCTATTGGTGTTTTTGTCAATCCTGAAGGATATCATCTTGAGTATGATAAAGAACATGATAAAACATATGTTATTGCCGATGCGGTAATTTATAACGATTATTGTGCTCCAGCATGTGAAATTATTCAGCGTAAACAAGGAAGTAAAGTAAGTTGTGAATTAAGTATCTCAGAACTCTCTTTTGACACTAAGGACAAAGTGCTTCACTTAGATAAATTCAGATATAATGGTGTGACTTGTTTAGGCACTGATCCTATCACCGAGAAACCCGTTGAAGAAGGTATGGAGGGTGCCAGATTAGATATTGCTGATTTCAGTGAAGAGAATAATAGTCTTTTTACTAATACAGAAGAAAAATTACTAAAGGTTATTCAGTCTTTGCAGGAGACTCTTGCTAAGTTTGAAATTGAAGAACCAACGAAAGGAGGAAACCAAACGTTGAAACTCAATGAATTATTAGAGAAATACTCTAAAACTGTTGAAGACCTTGACTTTGATTATGAGTCTATGTCCGATGAAGAGTTAGAGGCTAAGTTTGCTGAATTATTCGAAGGTACAGAAGATCCAGACGAACCGGTAAAAGAACCAGTTGCTGATCCGGAAGCTGATCCAGAATCAAATGACAATTCAGAGTTTAGCAATAAAAAAAGATATACAAAAAAAGAAAATGGTAATACTGAAGTTACTTTTGAAATTAGTCATGAAGATGTAAGAGGTGCATTATATACTCTTCTGTCTACTTGGGAAGAAAATGATAATGAATGGTATTTTATTAATGCTACATATGATGACCATTTTGTATATAGCAACTGGGATGAAAGTAAAATTTTCCGTCAGGGCTATACAAAAGATGGTGATGCAGTATCTCTCTCAGATGAAAGAACAGAATTATTTAAAGAGTATCTTACACTTTCAGAAAAAAGTGAATTAGAAGAACTCAGAAGTAACTATGCTGCTCTTCAGAATAAAATTAATGAGTACGAATCAAAAGATAAAGAAGCTGTTCTTGGTGCTGAAATTTACACTGAACTGAAAAATAGAGAAGATTTTAAAGAACTGATCAAAAATCAGGCTATCTACAGTGTAGAAGAAGTACAGACAAGAGCCGATGCTATTTTAGGTAAATATGTTAAAGAAAAAGGCACTTTCAACTATCAGCAGAAACCTAGTGCTATTGGTTTTACTGAACCTAAGAAAGCTAAGAAACCATATGGAAGTTTATTTAAGGATTGAGCTATCAAATAGCTCTTTTTTATTGCCTAAAAATATTTAAAGGAGGAAATAAAAATGGCATCTAATTTTCAGAAATTTATGGCCACTGCTGAAAAACACGCTGTTGCTGGTAGCTCTAAGCTGAAAGCTACTATTGCAGGTCATATTTATAACATTCAGATTGAAGAAGATCTGGACAACGGATCAATTGTTGCAAAAGGCGATTATATCAAACCGGAGACTTATAAAGCTAAAGATTCTACTGGTTTTGCTGGTGTAGTACTGGATAAAGCAGCTAACGGAAATTGGTATGTAGAAGTTAAAACACCAGGAGATGCTCTGTTACTGCTCCAGGTACCAATGTTATACGAAGAGTATACTACCGCTCTTAAACATGAAAGTAATTTCTATAACGCAAATGGTGACATCGTTCGAGCATATGAGCTTTATGTAGGTGATGTGTTTGAAGTATCATCTGAAGGATTTAGTGGTACTCCTACTAAAGGTGCAACTGTAACTGTAGCAGACAAAAAGCTGACAATTGGTTAATGAAAGGAGGAATACATAATGAAACTTAATTTTTCAAGTAATGAAGTAAGAAATATTTTTGCTGAAAATGATTATGCAGAGTACTCCCAGCTTATGTTTGACACAGCTAAGGGAGAAGAAAAAGTATCTACAAAAGATGCTAATAATAAAATCAGAGAGATTATGTTCTCTGTACTTGGAGTAGATGAAAACTGCTCAAGAAAAGAACTTAGAAAAGCTATTCGTAGACATAAAATTGATGTATTTGAAATTATCGAAGAGACAGTAGAGAATCTGCTTGTTTCTGGTTGGGGAGAAAACCCATTCTTCAATGAATTTGTAGAAATCAAATCTATGGCTGACGGTGATACTAATGAATTTTATGTACCAGATGAAGTTATTCTGACAGTGTCTGAGCTTTCCGGTAATCACCATGATATTATTAGACAGCGTCTGGCAGAAGGACAGACATTCTCTGTTAGAACCTCATGGTATGGAATTAAAATTTACGCAGAATATGAGCTGTTTATGGCAGGTCGTATTGACTGGGCTGGATTCGTACAGAAAATCTATGAAGCTTTTGACAAGAAAATTAACGATATGGTATATGCGGCTGTAATGGCAGCAGGTGAGAAGGTTCTCCCGTCTACACAGTTTAATAAGACAGGTACACTTGCAGCAGCTACAAAAGATGAGTTTATGACTCTGATTGAAGATGTACAGATGGCTACAGGTGATGAAGTAGTTGTTATGGGTACCAAATCTGCTCTTGCAAAACTTTCTGCTATGGAAGATATTACTTGGGTATCTAATGCAATGAAAGATGAAAGACACACTACAGGCCGTTTAGGTATGTTTGAAGGTATTCGTCTTGTTGAAATTCCACAGAGATTTGCTAACAATGACACAAGTAAAAAGTTAGTAGATAATACTAAACTTCTGATTATGCCAGTAGCTGATAACAAATTTATCAAGATCTACAATGAAGGCGACGCTCAGATTAAAGAAGTATCTGATGGAAATACAAATATGGATAAAACTATTGAGTATGAATATCAGATTAAAATGGGTGTGGCCACAATTATTGGAAAGCGTTTCGGAGTTTGGACACTTAAATAAAAAACTATTTAAAGAGGTGGAATTACCACCTCTTTAACTGATTAAAAAGGAGTAATAACATGGCAACAAGAAGAGCTGCAACAAAAACTGTTGCTACTACTGAAAATACTACAAAGGAAACAGCTCCTGTTAAAACTACTAAAAAGTTTGAACAGAACGAACTTATTGAATGTCGTTCTTTAGTGCAGGGAACATTATTTATGCCTGGTAAACAAAGTGATATTCTATACCGTTGGGATGGATATGGAGATGTTCGTGAAGTAGAATATAGAGATTTGTACTCTCTTAAATCTAGCCGCTCACCATATATCTATGATCCATGTTTCCAGATTGAGAATGATGAATTATTAGAGGATCCTAGATGGAAAGATGTAAAAGATCTTTATGATAATCTTTATGATGCTTCTGATATTAATCAGTTTCTTGCTCTCTCACCAGCTCAGTTTAAGAAAGCACTTGCTGAAGTTCCTAAGGGGCTTAAAACAGCAATTAAAATTGAGGTAGCAACTAGACTGGATAATGGTACATTTGATTCTATTCAGAAAGTACGTGCTGTAGATGAAATTTGTGGTACAGAGTTAGAAAAAATGATTTAGGAGGTGTTCTATGACCTCTTATGAAACAGTATTTAAACGATTTGAAAATAAAGTTGAAGATATAAAAGTATTAAAATTAGCGTCTGATGACTGGACTGAATTGTGCTTAGAATGGCTAAATAGTGCTATTGCAATGATTGAATTAGACCAGTTAAAAATAGAACATGATTTAACGAAAAAAAATGATGTTCTGTTCGAATTCGAGGACACCCTTACTAATGGTGAAATAGAAGTCGTTGCTTTATATATGGTCGTTGCTTGGTATGATATTCGTTTGAATTCTTTAGAGCATACTAATATGTTTTATGGTTCGAAAGATGAAAAATGGACCAGCCAAAAAGAACATGCCAATTATATTATGAGTATTCAAAAGAAATATAAAAAGGAAGCCAGAAAATATTTTAGGAATCACTCTTCCAGAAGTAATTCTTATCTGGATGGTGATCAGAATGAAGTATAAATATGGAACTTTTAATGACAATCAGTTCTCTGATTATATAGAATTACTACATAATAAAATTCATTGGCTTTTAATCTATCAAGAAAACTCTTATCCAAAACTTAACAATTATTTTAATAACTTGCAATTATATATTGCAGCATTAGCTGAATTAATCCCATCACCTTATATAATTGATTTGGCTAATACAATAGAATGCGCCAAACTTGAATTTAATAATCCTAATTTCAACCATCAAAAATATAGAAAAATAATTTTTGATGCTCATTCTATCATAGATAAAATAGGTGATAACCATGAGTGATATTTTCAAAAAAAGAATGGCTTTATGCGGTAATACTGTATCAGACAGTATTCGTACTCAGTCAGACGAAATCATGCAGAAAACTTTCACCAATGACTTAGGTTACAGACAATGTAAGCTATATTCTAGGACTATGGAATACTTAGAAGATGTTGAAATCAAATATCAGTATTCTCAAACCTATACAATCAATAAGGACCAGGTTGAGTATCTGGCTCAATTCAGACCTGGCTATTTCCCTGAAAAGAAATATATGGACCAAGATAGTATTGAACGTTTTGGTTTTTATCTTGAAATACCGGATAAGAACACAGGTGTTCATGAGCTATGGCTTATTTTAGGGAAGAATGATAAAAACTCTTTCATAAGATATAACATTCTTAAATGTAATTGGATGTTTAAATGGATAAAGAATAAACAAATTTATAGTTGTTTTGGTGTATTAAGAAACCGCAACAACTACAACAGTGGCGTATGGAGCGATGGTTTCTTTACATCAGTAGATAATCAGTCACAGTTTATTGTCCCTACTACTCCAACTACGCAAACAATTGATTATAATGATCGTTTCATGTTGAGTGATTCTATGATTAGACCTTTAGTTTTTGAAGTGTCAAAACTAGAAGATACGTTCCCATGCGGAGTAACTAAAGTAACGCTTAAACAGGATCATTTCAATAAAGTTACAGATAATGTTGAATTAAAAATATGTGACTATTATGACTCTCCGGTTATTCCTCAAGAGCCAGAAATAGAGGACATTGTTTTATCATGTTCAGGTACTAATAGAGCTTTACGTGTTGGAGGCTCTAAAAGAACTATTTCAGTTGCGAGTGATATTAAAGATAAATCTGTCATTTGGTCTTATGAGTTCAATGGAAACAAATTATCTGTAGAAGAATTATCTAATGACTTTGAAATCTCTGAAGGTAAGAATACGTTAAGTATCAAAGCTTTGTTAAATTATAATAATTTAGGAAAAGTAATAAAGATTATTGCTACTCTTCCAAATAAGCAACCATCTTCTATTGAATTGGAGGTGATGCGATGAATCAAGAGCGTATTGATAGATTATTTTCTTGTAGAAATGAACAGGGATTTGACAGTATTTCTTATGATAAGAGAAAAATCTTAGAGGATTTATACAAAGATTCAGATATTATTGAAATCTTAAATAATAAAGAACTTCAAGCAGTTAATGCGTGTCCGGAAGATTATTATAATGTAAATATTTATTCTTTTTTAAAGATTCCAGATGCACAAAGTAAAGTCAAAAACTTTATTTGTTTTGAAGTAAATGACACTGAAATTGTATACTCAAATAATATTATGGTTTCTAAACAAATTATTTTTAGAACTATAGCTCACCAGGATGATGTCAGTACTATTTGGGGTATTGATCGACAGGATTTACTAGCAGCTTTAGTTAAAGAAAGATTTCAATGGTCAAACATATTAGGTACGCAGTTAATAAAAACATATGATTCTGGCAAAGTGGCTGAAAATGGTTATTACTATAGGAATATGTATTTTGAACAGACTGCTCCGAATGATATTCAAAATAGGCTTAAGAGTAATCGCTTAGATAAGTTAGGTCGTGATTATTATGGATAAACTTCTCATTTATTTAGGTGAGAACCTTAAAATTAATGATCAGATTACTATTTATCAACCTTCTATTCTTGATATAGCTAAATATGGAGAAAATCATTATTTTAATGTAGTTTATAAAATATGTTCTATACCTTCTGATTATAAGTCTGAATTGTGGGATCTTGGTTATAACTATAGTAAGTTGGATGATTTTGATTTATTCATACTTCTTACTCGTGATATAGGTGTTGAAGATACCTGTCTTCTTTTAGGTGATACTATTTCATTGAAAGATATGGCACCTTTAGTCGATCCGGAAACTCATAATATAATGCTTTATGATGAAAATACTGAATTAATAATTACTCGTGATATATACATAGAAATGATATCTTTCATTCGTGAGATGCACAATATTCATCCTAAGCGTGAACGAGCTGCAAACAAAGAAACCTTACAGCTATTAGTAGATGAAGATAGAAGAAAAAAAAATCAAAGAGTAAAAGAAGCTTCTCAAGAACCCTCTCCGGGTTCTTTTTTATTGCCTTTAATTTCATCTATGGTAAATAGTCCTGGTTTTAAATATGACATTAACAGTCTTAAAAGTCTTGGAATCTATGCATTTTTAGATTCTGTTCAAAGGATTCAGGCCATTAATACTGCTGCCTCCATCTCTGCAGGAATGTACAGCGGAATGGTTGATATGTCTAAGAATCCAAATCTACTTAAACAATTAAATTGGTTGCGTGACTTATCTAATGAGTACTCCTCTTCGAGCAATGTACGAGTCACTAAAACCGAATAATAAATCAAGGAGGAAAATATTATGGCAAATTTTGATTCTCTGGTTATTGATAGAGTCTTAGAAATTGTTGGTGAAAATAGCGATGGAGATTTACTCTATCTGTTAAACAATTTATCTAATGTTTCTATTAATACAACTTCTGAAAGTAAAGATAAAACAGATGCTCTTGGTGTACTGATTAAGAGATTCTATACATCCAAATCTGTAGAAGTATCTGCTGATTGTAACTTACTTTCATTCTCTATGCTGTCTCAGACATTTGGCACAGATAAGATTATTGCTTCAAAAGAATCTAAGATTCTTGCACCAAAAATCTTACATATTGATACAACTGGCATTAAGGAATATACAATTCCTGAAAAGCTGAAACCGAAAGCTCCACTTACAAAGCTTTATGCTCTGGAAGCAAACGGCACATTAGGAAAAGCTTATACTGCTTCTACTACTGCTGCTCCTACTGCTGATACTTTTGTATACACTGAAGATAGCGGAAAAATTACTCTTCCTACTGGAGTAACAGGTACTCTTATTGCTAAATATGAATATGAGACAGAAAGTGGTGTTAAGGTTACTAATGAGTCTGATAAGTTCCCGACTACTTCTTCTATTACAATGAAAGTTCTTGTTGCAGACACATGTTCTGTAGATGTAGTTCGTGCAGCTTATATCGTATTCCCAAGTTTCCAGGTAGCACCAGATTGCGATCTGACACTTGAAACAGATAGCACAATTACATTCTCTGGTGTAGCTCAGAGAGATTATTGTCAGACAGGTTCTCCGCTGTATTACATTGTAATGACAGAGGACGACGTAGAGGAGTAATCCTTAAGTTGTTATACCCCGGTTCATCCGGGGTATTTCTAATGAGAAAAAGGAGGAATACTCAATGAAATCAAAACCAAGAATTTGTGTAACTTGTGGCACTACTTATGAGTATTGTCCTAAGTGCACTAAAGATGCAGATAAACCTGTTTGGATGGTAGCTTTTCATACAGAAGAATGTAGAAAAGTATATAACATTATTGCTAAATACAATACTGGTGATGTGACCAAAGAGGATGCAAAAAAAGAATTGGCTGATGCTGTTACTCATAAAACAAGATTTACTAAACCTATTCAGGATAAAGTAAATGAAATTATAAAAGAAGAACAGCCTAAAGCAAAAACTAAAAAAATAGTGACGGAAAATTAAATATTTTATTGAGGGGAAAGCCGCACTATTTTTTGCAGTTTCCCCTTATTTTTTTCGGAGGAATTAAATGGAGATTGTAATACCTAACTTAAAAGGAGTTCCTTATGATCCGGTTCAGGCAGTGAGAATTATAGACCCACAGCAAATGAAACTTTATTTAAAGCATGGGCTAAAGCCTTTAGATGTTTATTATAGTCCTGATGTGATTGTAATGGTGTTTGATAAGAAAGAAAGTTATCCGTATTACAAAGAATATCAAAATCATACTTTGGAGTGATAACGTGAGGAACTATAAAAAAAGATCTAAATATGGTGTCGATCAAACTACTAAAGGTAAACAGAATCGTACTGTTATAGATAGAAAAACAGAAAAAGAAGTATGTTTCGATTCTCTATTAGAGAAAAGATTTTATGAAGACATCGTATGCGCTGGATTGGACTCTGGTGAAATTGTAGATTATGAATTACAAAAAAAATATAAATTGCAACCGTCTTTCAGGCATAATGGAAAGACTATACGTGCAATAGATTATGTTGCTGACTTTTGGGTTAAATACTCAGATGGAAGTGAACGTGTCTACGACACTAAAGGTGGAATGGTTGATCCTTCTGCCAAGATTAAACGAAAACTGATGTATTATATCTATCCTGATTTGGATTATGTATGGATCACTCATACTAAGTCTACTGGTTGGATCGATTGGGATGAAAATGAAGCTTTAAAAAGAGCAAGGAAGAAAGAGGGAAAAAAGGATGGAAATTAATATTTTAGAATTTGTAAAAGAATATAAAGAGAACCCAGTAGGGGCTTTAGAAAAACTTGAAGTTGAAAATTATGTGCCGTTTGCTACTAAACGAGCACTTATAGATACAGTTATTGAAAGTATTATTGAATATGATACTTCTCTTCTTACATATGAGCCAATGAATAAGCATTTAAACTTTTCTCTGACATGTGTGGTTATCTATACTAATCTCACCTACGAAGACGAAGAAGGTCTTGATGCTTATGATGCCTTAGTATCTTCTGGTCTTTTAGATAAAATTATTGAAATGATTGGTGTTGATTATGGAGATATGGTTGCTATGTTTGAAGAAACACTTTCCGCTCGTATTTCATTTACTAACTCTATGTCTAATAGATTAAGTGCATTATTTGGAATATTAGAAAATGTTTTTAAAGAAGCTACTCCGGAACAGTTAGATTATTTACGAAAGTTGGCTGATGTAAAAGATGGGGACAATTCCACAGTTAAGAAAGCTGATTGACCAGGGAATAACTATTGGTTTACAGCAGTTTGTTAATGACTACAAGCCTAAGATGGAAAGAGATGCACAACAGTCAGAAGAAAAATATTATAATGACTATTCCTCTTGGGCGGATGGTTATAGACTTTATGATTTAAAAAATATTCATACAATTACAGGCTTTGCTTATAGTCGAAGTGCAGAGCTTAGAGCACGATTTGATTCAAGCCATATGTCTGGAGGACATGGCATATGGGAACCATTGGAAGGTGATCCAGAAATAGTTTTTTCTTGGGGTTTTGAAACAGGTAATCATGGATTTCGTAAAACAATAACTCCTATCAGAAATTATTGGGAACAATATTTTCGTGCTAGAAAAATGCATGCCAAAGGGCAAGCAACAAAATTCGTTATCAGCGGATTACATTCTGTTGGTTTATAAAGTGAGGTGAGAAAATGGCTGATTATATAATAAACGTTGGTGTAGAAGTTGAAGACAGTGCGCTAAATGCATTAGAAACACGAATTAATTCTTTAAAAGAGAAGCACATTAAACTAGGTGTGGAATTAGGTAATACTAAACAGTTAACTAAAAATGCACAGATGGCGGTAAAGACAATAAGTAAAGCAACTGCCAAAGCCGCTAAAAATACTCCTGTTATTAAGGGATCTAATCTTGTAGAACAGATGGTCGATCCCGAAAAAGCTTTAAAATCTATGGCTAATACAGCCAGTAAGCTGTCAAAGTATCAGGGCAAGCTTGATCTAGGAGAAGTAAAACTTTCCGTAAATCAAGGTATTATGGGGGAGCTTGATGGACTTTTAGCCAAACTTAATGAAATAAAATCTACAGCTAAAAACATGGGCTCTATTAAGCTTACTGTTGGAGACAATATAAAAACTAAAGACGGTAAAATAGTTATTGGAGAAACTACTAGTTCTTCTAATACTGCAAGATCTGCAGGTATTACTCTTAGACAAGCTCAAGCTGAAATTAAAAGGAATATGAAAACTGCTGGCACTTTACAGGACCAGTATGTTAAAGGACTTATCAATGAATCTACATATAAGCAATCCAGGAATTCCCTTTATCGCCGCAATGGCGAACTAGCAAAACAAATTCGGAGCAATGGGACAGCTGCTGATTGGGCTACTACTGCTGCTGATGTTAGACAAGCCCAAGCTAAGAATCAAGAAGCATACAAAGCAATGACTCAGAGTGCTTCAGAATATGACAAAGTTATCACTGATTTGGGTGAGAAACAGAAGACATTCAATAAAATGGCTCAAGTATATAATCCTAACAATGGTAAACCATTAGATAAAACTCTAGGACAAGGTTATGATGAAAGATTAAAATCTTTTAATGATACATATGAGCAATTAAAAAAATCTCGTGATAGTCTTGCGACTCTTACTGGAGACGAAAGAGACACTGAGCAAGTACGTTTTGCTGCTCTCCACTCTGAAGCCAATCGTCAAGCTAGGTATCTCGGTAATACTAATCAGTTTTTCTCACGTACTCCAAATAGATATAGCCGTTCAGAATATATTGGTACAGATTTAGATCCAGCATCTGATAAGGTCCGTCTTAAGATGGAACAAATGTCAGCAGATCTGGCAAAAGGAAGCAAATACACAACAGAGTTTAATGCAGCACAAGGTAAAATGTATGCTACTATTGATAGAGGGTCTGGTGTATTTGAAAAATATCAATTAGCATATAAAAATGGTCCAGGTAATATTGACCAGTCTCTTACTAAAGTTACACAAAGTGTAAAACCTTTATCTAGTTATCTTTCTGAAATGGGACAAAAGTTCCGTAGTCTTAGCCAGTATCTTGTAAGCAATTTTGGATTCCAAGCATTAACAACAGGTGTCAGATCCGGTGTTGAATCAATAAAAGAATTAGATTCAGCGATGACTGAACTTAAGAAAACATCAGATGGTACAAAACAAGAATATAGAGCCTTTACTACTCAGGCTAGAACTGATGCCAAAGACATTGGTAGTACAACCACTCAGATTACTAGTAGTGCTGCTGATTTTTCTCGTCTTGGATATAGCTTAAATGAATCTCAGACTTTAGCTAAAAATACAGGTATTTTAAAAAATGTATCAGAATTCGGATCTATAGATGATGCAACAACCGCTATGATTTCCATGATGAAAGCATACGATGTAAAAGTTGATGATTCTATGGATCTCGTTGATAAAATGAATCTTATTGGTAACAACTATGCAATTTCTACAGACGGAATTGCCACTGCTTTACAAGATTCAGGTTCAGCATTAGTAGCAGCGGGGAATGACTTTGATAAATCAGTTGCTCTTGTTACGGCAGCAAATAGTGTAGTGCAGGATCCATCGAAGGTAGGTGCTGGTCTTAGAACAATTGCATTACGACTTAGAGGCACTTCTGCTGAAGAATTATCTTCTATGGGTGAAGATACAGAAGGTCTTGTAGAGACCACTTCTAAACTTAATTCAAATATTAAATCTCTTACTGCCGTTAACGGTAAGGCTGGAGTTTCTATTCTTGATATGAATGGAAACTATAGAGATACTTATGATATTTTAAAAGATATCTCTCAGGTTTGGGATGATATTGGTAAGCAAGATTTGGCAGATGGTCAGAATAGACAGGCTGCTCTGCTTGAAATGATGGCAGGAAAAAATAGAAGTAATATTCTTGCATCCATATTGCAACATCCTGAATTGCTTACAGATGTTTATAATGATTCCGCAAATAATTATCAAAATTCAGCTCAGAACGAGCTTAATACATACCTTGATTCTATCGAAGCAAAAACAACTAAAATTAAAGAATCTTGGTCACAGTTATGGCAATCAGAAGGTAGTACTAATACTTTTAAAGGATTGCTTGATGTTGGCAACGGTGCTGTAGGGCTCTTAAATGGTTTAGGACTCAATAAAACCTTAGCCGGAGTCGGCGGTATGCTTGTTAGCCATGCTATGGACTGGGGTGGGACAAATTATCAGTTGGCCCTTTAGAAAACGCCCCATGTAACCTGGTGGTGACACGGAACGATCTCATATGAGAAAGGGGTTACTAAGCAAACAACCGAAACTGTCTTTATTCGAAGGAATAGAGAAATGCTTTTAATTTAGCATTCAGGGTGAACCGAAGTATATACTACTCCCCAATTACAGTAATGTAATAGGTACAGTAACAATGTATATATATGGGTGATCTGCAGCGAAGCTTCTTTATTTTATAGAGAAGAACGTTCATCGACTATAATGGGAACTTGGTCTCCGGATCAAGAAGGAATAGTCAGGACTGTTAGGCAGCTTACGCCGAATAAATTAAAGGGTAAATACATCTTACTCTTGTGAGCAATCTTACCTTATGTGCAAAGGTGATGTAGGCACAAAAGCAAGAGGGATTACTCTCCTGCTTCTTTATGTTTAATATAATACGTACAATCTTCGTTTTCAAAGTACGGACATTCCTCTTCTTTACACTCTTTGTAAAGAGGACATTCTAATATTTCCATAATCTTTAAACCTCCATAGTATAGTTTTATTGACTGTCTAAAAGAAATTATTGATTAATTTTCAGAATATAACCTTTAGTGATTTAAAAAACATTGATCTAACTCTAATAATATTTTTTCCAAATCATCTATATTGATAATAAGAGAAAATTTTCCTTTATGGTCTTCTCTAATATCTTCATCTTCAAATTGTATAGCTTTTATTTCAGTACTTGCGTTATGAGTTAATGGATGAATCATTAAACGATCATGACAAACAGCATTCCTTAAATGTTTGATTACATTTCTTTCACAATTATTTTCTTTATAAGTGTTTTTATAATTCTCATTATACGACTTATTAGTGAGTCTTTTTAATGTAGGCACATTCTGAAAATTATCTTTTCTATTAGATAGATAATTAAAATATTTCTCTTTTGGAAAAACAAGTAATCCCAAAAAAGAGTTAATTAATTGAGTGACCTCATAACATTTTTGATATTCAAATTCATTAGCAAACATAATTTTTTTTAAACAAGAAATCTCTTTATTTTTATTATGTCCAGCTAATTTTTGAATCATAAAATAATTCATTTGTGTCCTACATATGAACTCTTTAACATAATCATCATCTTTAAAATTACTCATAAACTATCACCAAGTGTATCCACAAGAGTTACACTTAAAGCTCTTGTTAATCTTTTTACTGAACAATCCCAACATCCCTACTGATACCATACGTTCTCCTGTAGAGATTTTACGGATATTGGTGGAACCACAGGTTGGACATTTAGGCCCAGTAGAGAATTTCTGAGCATTCTGTTTGGCATACCATCTGTCTGTTATCTTGTTTCGTTGTTCTACTCCTTCAGGGGATTCCCAGTATTTTCTTTCTGCAGTGGCTGCTTTGGTAACATCAGAGTCTAGCTTGCCATAGAAATATTTCTCTCGGAGCATTTCATCAGATTCTTCTATGCTAGGATAATCGCCATTATGTGTTTTTTTATACTCTTCTGTTACTTCTGCATTCGCAATTTCTGAATCAATATTGGTAGCTATAAAGACTCCATCGTCACATTGCCAACATCTACTTCCAATTTCTTGATTGCAACCTACGTTTCCACATTTATTACAAAATATAAGTTTCCCCATAAATTTTCACCTTCTATATAGTTTTTAAGATGAACTATATTATATCACAGTATCTGGTTTTTGAAAAGAATGCCCAAGGTGGAATTTTACCAGAAACACGTTGGGGCAGAAGAACAAGATTGTACAATGAAGGACATGCGGAAGCGGTGTCAAATTGGAATAAATACCAAGAAGATGAAAAAGCATTAACAAATCTTAATAAAAAGCTTCAAGAAAATGGTCAAACTATTACCGATAACGCAGAACGACAAAAAATTGCTGATAAAGTTTTAAAAAATGCCAGTGAAAGAGCGAAAGATTATGGTAATCAAATTGTAGCGAATACAAAAACTCTTAGTGATTTTAAGAAAGAAAATGAAGTAGAGGACCCTAATAAGCAAGTCAAACCTAAATTTACTGATGGATTAAAAAGTTTTGCTTCTTCTGCACTTTCATCAATTGGTAATGCTGTTGTTTCTGCCGGTACAGCAATGATTGCACAACAATTAATCTCATGGGGACTTCAAGGTATTGATGCTATTGTTCATTGGGATGATAACATTATTGCTAAAGGAAAAGAAGCAAAAGAAACAATCCTTGAGCAAAATCAAACTTATAAAGATCAGAAGTCTCAATTAGAAGAGCTCCAAGAACAATATACAAAATACGCTTCAGGTGTCAAAATCTCTGGTAATATTATTAAAAATGCCACTCTTTCGGATGAAGATTTTCAAGCGTTTCTTGATACAAGTAATCAAATTGCTAACTTAGCACCTTCTATGATTGATGGATGGGACTCTGAAGGCAATGCTATTCTTAAATTTGGAACGGATACCAAAGAAGCTAATCAGCAAATTTCAGATTATATTCAACTCCAACGTGACGTAACACATCTATCCATTAGAGATAATCTACAGGATGAGTATAAGGGTGTAGTTAAAGATGCAGAGAAAACTGGAAAAGAAATTTCTAATAAAAAAGATCAAAAAAAGGAAGCAGATACTATTGCATCTGGATGGACCGCATTAAAAAATGCAACCGAAACAGATGGACCTATTACTTTTACTACAACTGCACCACAAAAAGAAGTTGAAGAATTACTAGATAAATATAAAGTTACATCGTTAATAACTAGCGATGTAAATGGTGATACTTATACAGTAGATATGTCAGAGCTTTCTGCGGCAGATAAAAATGCTCTTAAAACGTCTCTTGAATCTAAAGAAGCATTGGCTCAAGGTAATGCCAATTTAATTGAATCTGAAAAACTTGCTCAAGAAGCTGTACAAGCATCTAAATGGAAAGATTTACTTCCAAGTTTACAAGCATATGTTGAATCATCAAATATGTTTGATAACATGGATTCAGATGTTGCGGAAAGAGCTAAAAATGGCATTAACACAATGCTATCCAATATTGATATTTCTAAAATGACAGATCAAATAAAAGATGCTGGTGGTATTGATGGTTGGATTGATAAGACTTTAATCGCTCCTATGACATCGGGTTCGAAAGATGTTCAAAAAGCTTGGGCTGACCTTTTTTCATTGGAAGACTCTTATGGTTCCGAAGATTCAAAGATGACAGTTGGAGAATGGTCCAAACAGCGAAATGATTATCTTAAAACAATTTCTGAAGGTACTGGTGAAAGTTTTGATAGTCTTGCTAAAAAATTAGGATATAAAACTGATGAAGGTTGGACTGTTAGAGAACAGATTAACAATGCAGCTGCTCGTCTTTATGGAAAAAACTATGATAGAGACCAAAGAGCGGAAATAGGTAGTTATTTAAATGGATTGACCAAAGATAATTATGAAATAGCTATTGATTTACTTATTAATGGTGATAAAGCATTTTCTTCTTTAGATGAATTTAAAGAAAAAGTTAATGAAGCAATAAGCAATGCTAAGAATCAGGCAGATGAAGCTGCTGTTTCTTTAGATTCAATGGAAACGAAAGTATCAACTGCTAAGTCTACTCTTTCTTCTATGGGAACTATTCTTACAGAGACTACTTCTGCAGGTGGAATTTCTAAAGACAATGTTAAGATCCTTTCTACTGCTTTCAAAGATGTGAAAGATCCTCGTGGCATTGAGCAAAATGTTAATGATTTATTCACCACTACTTCTGATGGTATCAAACTAAACATAGATGCTTTGAAAACCTTTACGGAATATCAGGCTGAAGCTACTGATGGAGATTTCGAAAAGGGTATTAAGTTACAGACTAAAGCTATTGCCGAGCAAGCAGAAGAAACAGATAAAGCTTGGAAAGCTATTGCTAAAGCCGATGACAAGGAAGCAGCTAGAGCAACTTATAACACAGAAAAAGATAAATTAAAAGATGCTAGAGATGAATATTTATCTTATATGCAATCTCAGTCTGAATGGCAAGCGACTAAGAAACAGCAACAAGAACTTCTCTCCTATTATTCTCAGTGGCAACGTGCCCAGAGTACGGAGAATGCCGGAGATAAATATAATAACATTGTTGCCGGACTAAAAAATGCTAAAGATGCATATGATAAAGGTCTTGTAGGTACAGATGATTTTAAATCATTTGCTGCTCTTATTTCTCCTACAGGTTCAGATGATAGAGCAAACTTTGCAGAGAATTATGGTAAAGCTGTAAGATACCTCACAGAAGATAAGACAGGTGTTAATAATTTCTTAGCTGATCTTAAATCTAAGGGTATGGCATCTTATGATGATGCAAGTAAAAGATGGTCATTTGACATAGATGATATGAGTAAAGCCGCTCGATCAATGGGAATCAGCAAAGAATTCATGAGTGCTAACTTCGGTCGTCTTCGTGATTATGGCATTGATAATAACTTTATATCATCTATAGAGGAAGGTATAGACAGAACTCAAGAACTTACTTCTGCCCTTTCAGATGAACAGAAACGACTCGAAGAACTGAAAAATACAGATAGTACTAACACTACTGCTATTTCTGCTTCTGAGGATAAAGTTAATAAATATAAACAGGATTTAAAAGAAACCTATGATAACATGGAGTCTTATTCAGAAGATGCTGCTCAAAATGCTATTGATAATTTCAATTCATCTGCCATGGGAGCGCAAGCCTACGAAGAAGAGATAAAAAGAGTTCAAAAAAATGATCAATTGACAAATGATCAGCGAAATGCAGCTATTAATCAATTAAAAGCTAAACAAGAAGAGCTGGCTGCTTCTGCCGGTACAACTGTTGAAGCTCTTTTAGGAACAGATGTATCTTCATTAATGGATGGTATCATAACAGATTCTGCTTCTGTTACTACAGCTCTTGATGGTATCAATAAAGCATATGAAGAACAGAACACAGATGTTACTTCTTTAGTAGATACTCTTGGGAAATATACTTCTGAACAGTTAGAAGGTATAGATTTCAATGACGGTAAATGGGACACTGAATTAGGCGATGCTGAAAAAGCTGTTGAATCTTTATGTGAAAAACTCGGTTTAACTAAAGACCAAGCTCGTTCTGTTATTGAGGCTTTAAAAGAAGCTGGTAAATTAAAAGATTCTGAGGAAAGTAGTGATTCCTCTAAAGAAACTACTAAGGGGTCTTGGGAGAAACCACAGACTGCTGAACAGATGGGATTCGGTGATGATCCTGATAGGGCTGCTGAATATACACATTCATTGGAAGCTCTTACTGCTGCCCATAAAGAAAACGATGCCGCTACTGAAAAGTCATTTGAAACCCTTTCTAAATATAACCGTACACAATTAGAGGGCATCAAATTAAATGATGGTGCTTATAATGTTGAGGGTATGGAACAGGCTGAAGATGCCATACAACAGTTAGCAGATAAGACTCAGTTGTCTAAAGATCAGATTCTTACTGCTCTTGAAGGTCTAGGTGTTTTGAAAGTTAATGCTCCTACTATGGATGCGACAAAAGGTTTGGAAGATTTAGTTTCTGAGGCTAAAGATGCACAGGACGAATTGTCTGACCTTACTGGCAAAACATACACATTTGATTTTGATACTACTGATTTAGATACTGCTCATAAACAGGTAGCTGACCTGCAGGAAGAAGTAAATAAATATAGAGATCGTGATGGCAAATTCCATTCAGAGTATACTGGCGGAGAACAAGTGCAATCAATGTACAAAGCCGCTATTGCTCAAGAACAGAATGCTGAATATAGTTCTTCTGCTATTGGGCAGTCTAGTTTATCATCAGATGTCGTACAAGCTGCTCAAGATTTCATGCAAGCTAAGAATGAAATGGATCAGCAAACACAACTTTATCAGAATGGTATGGACAACACCCTTGATCAGGCTACTCAAGATGCCAATGCAGCTTTTGAAACCTTACAACAGGCTCAGACTGATTCAGGTATCAAATTAGTAGATACAGACAATATTCAAACTGCCGAAGATCAGTTATTACAATTATCCAATGAGGATATTAGTGATAAAATCAAAATAGATGTTGATACAACTTCTGTTGATGACGCTCTTGCCGATGTACAAGCACTTGCAGCAGACGGAAAAATGGGAAGTATTGACTTAGATTTTGATGTTAATACGATGTCTATTGATGATATAGATTCTAAGATAGAAGAATTGACAAATCAACAGAAAGTATTAACTATTCTAGGAGATGTTGAGGGAGCAGATAAAGTACAAGCTCTTATTGATGCCTTGCAGCAAGTACATGACAAACAAGTTGAAGTTGTTGCACAGACCCAAGGTGCAGATTTAGTAGACCAACTCCAGTCACGAATAGCCGAATTGCAAGATAAAAATGTATCTATTGATGCAATTGTTCAAGATGATAAAGTTCAAAGTCTTATAAGTGAAATTGCTGCTCTTCCACCAGAAGTACAGATTGCTATTGGCGTAGATGAAAGTAATGTAGGAAATGCAGAAGCTATCAAAGCTCAGATTGAATCCGATCCTGCAAGTGTTAATGTAAATTATACCAAAGGTGATCAGGAACCTGCTGAAGATCAAAAAGCTGATGTAAATTATACATTAGGATCTCAAGATCCTCCAAATGATAAGACTGCAACAGTAACTTATACATTAGGTGGTCAGGCTCCACCTTCGGACAAAGTAGCACATGTTACGTATATAGGTGGTAAAGCTTCTGGCACTATGACCTCAATTGCTCACGCTTCCGGCACAGCTTATAATGTTCTTAATATGAAACCTCTCTCTTCTGCTCATGCAAAAGGAGAAGTAGCACTTAAACATGATGAGCAAGCCCTTGTTAATGAGGTAGGCATCAACGGTCATTCTGAATCTATAGTGCGTGATGGTGTGTGGTCACTTATTCCTGGTGGCGCTCATATTGAGAATTTGAAAAAAGGTGACATCATCTTTTCAGCCACTCAAACAGAGGATTTATTAAAGCATGGTGCTACACATGGTCATGCTAGAGCATATGCACAAGGCACTGCTTCCGGTGTAACCCTTGCTCCTGCCTATGCAGACGGTACATCAGAATTAGATGATACAATTAAAAAAGTAAGTACTCAAGCTAAAGACTGGATAGAAACTGCTCTTGATCGTTTAGAGAGAATCGTTGAAAAGTATCAAGATATCGCTGAAAGCGATTATAGTAATTATAAGTCTTCTGAGAAGAATTATGATAAAGCACTTAAAAATCTAAATAAACAATTACAGACACAAAAAGATTCCAGAGCAAAATACGTAGCTAAAGCAAATGAAGTTGCTTCTGCTGTTGGTTTATCTGACGAACTGAAAAAGAAAGTCCAGAATGGTACAATCAATATTGAAAGTTTATCCGAAGATGATAAGAAACGTGTTGACGCATATCAGGAATGGTATGAAAAAATCTTGGATTGTGACAAAGCGATTCGTGAACTCACTAAGTCACAGAAAGATTTAGCTAAAGCAAAGGTCGAACGTGTTATTGAAGCTTATGACACCGTCATAGGTAAACGTGAGAATAAAGCTGACTATTACAACGCTAAACAGGAATTGAGAGTCTCACAAGGGTATAATCAGAAACCTGGTTCTAAATATGAAAAATACATGAAAAAGGAACTCTATTATACCAATGAACAGAAACGTCTTACTGATAAAGAAATAAAAGAATATAAAGGTAGGATGAAAGAATATCTTAAGGTAAATGGACATAAAACTGTCGATCCAGAATACCAAAAGATGAAGAAACAGCTTTATAGTCTCCAGACAGAGGCTGTTAAGTTAGAAAATGAAGCTGCTGAATTAGTTCAGGCTTTACAAGATAATCGTGAACAGATAAAACAATGGGCTGTTGACCGCTGGGATCGTGCAGGTTCCAAGCAGGATGCAGTAATTGATTACGCAAAAGCAAATGATAATCCTGAGTATCAGATTAACGAAAAGATTTATCAGGAGCGCATTAAATCTAATGCGAGACAGATTAATGCACTTCAAAAGCTTCGTGCAGAAAAAGCCGAATACTATGATATTCATTTTTCTTCTATGAACAATGAAGAAGCTCAGAAGTATCTTGATTCTATAGCACAGATTGACGAACAAATTTTAAAAATCGGCAGTGATATAGAAAATCTGAAAAATGAAATCATGGAGCTTCGTTGGAAACCATTTGATGATGCACAAGATAAACTATCAAATGTTATCACTGAATATCAGACTATGCAAAAACTTCTCGGTGACGCTGAAAGTTTTTACAATGATGATGGTTCATTTACTACAAATGGATTAACTAACATTTTATTAACTCAAGAATCTATAGATGCGACAAAACAGAAGATTGCTAACTATAGGGAAGGTCTTAATAAGCTTGAAGAACAATATAAAAATGGTTGTTACAGCTTAGACGAATACAATGAGAAAAGCAAACAACTTCTTGATGGTATTCAACAAGAATCTACTGCTCTTTCTGAACTGAAACAGAATATGCTTGATATGTATGAGACTCAAATTAAGAAAGAGAATGATTTACTTCAGGAAAATATTGATAAGCGTAAAAACGCTCTTTCTGCTAAAGAGAAATATTACGATTATGACAAAACTTTAAAAAAGAAGTCTAAAGATATTAATACTCTTAAATCCCAGATAGCTGCCCTTGAAGGAACCAGTAATGCTGCCGCCAAAGCTCGTCTTGAGAAATTACGTGCGGAACTTGCAGATGCCGAAGATGATATGGCAGATACCATGCATCAACACGAAGTCGATATGAAAAATACCGGCTATGAGAATTTCTCTAATGAAGCGAATAAAGCTCTTGATAATACACTTGATGCAGTAAAGAAAAATTCTTCGTTTCAGGAAGCTATTATTAGTGGAATGCTTACCAATGTAACCACTAATTATGATAACACATATAAACATTTACATACTGTGATGGATCAGTATGGTGTTAAGGTGTCTAGTACATTTGATACTATGATAGGTAAGTCTGCTGATTTCAATACAAGTTTGATTCAACAGATAAAAGCATTAGAAACCATTTCTAATATGAAAGTTACTCTTCCATATGGAACAAGCAATGGACAAGGTGGCTCTACAACTGGTAATAATACATATACCGGTGCTGAGAATGGTATTCACAATACATTTAATAGCAATAAAGACTCCACTGGTGCTGGAAATGAAACTCCAGGTACAGTTAATGGAAAAAGTTATAGTTTTTCATTAAACAAATCAGAAATATTCTTGACACCAAATGAATCTTATAAATTGAAAGTTACATGGTCTCCTACCGCACCTTTACATTCAGATATTAAATGGTCTAGTGATAAAACTGATGTTGCAAAAGTTTCATCGTCTGGTAAGGTTACGGCTACAAAAGGGGTACAAACTTCTAAAGGTGGCGGAGTGACAGGAATCCTAGTCGGTGGACTGGAAAAAACATTTAAGGCTACTATTACAGCTAAAAGTGATTTTGGGAGCAAAACTTGTGTTGTACATGTAATGCCAGATGCGCATTACGACGCAATTGAAGAATATGCAAATAAAAATGGATTGGCTATGACCAATGATAAAATGCAGGCAGCTCTCGAATATGCTTATCGAAATGGTGGAAACCATGCTGATAAGGCAAACATAGCAGTTGAGGGATTCAAAAAAGCTTATTTGAATGATAAACCAACATATTTAAAGAGTTGGTTTAATACTCTTCAAAACCGTCCAGATGGTGCAACAGACGTTCCTGCCGGAGTGAGTCCTTTGATAGGATATTTTAATGCTAAAGGTAAGAAAGTCGGCCCAAAAGAAATGCAGCAGCTTGCAGATATTCTTGAAATTAGTACTCCAGGTGTTAAAAAATATGATTCATGGGGCTCTGCTTTAAAAAATCAGATACTTCAAAAATATAAATCATATGGTTTTGCTACTGGTGGAATAATAAATAAGCTAATACCTGCTGATATGAGTACTCTTTTAGGTAAAGCTATTATTAGTAATGGAGATCAGGGATTCATTGGTGCAAAAGTTGGCGAATCAGTAATGACCGAGGAATTTACTCGTCTGCTCAAGCCTTCTATTGCTGCAATGAATAACTTTACCAATATGTTTAACCCGGTTACTCCTACTGCCACAAATAATGATTATACTATCAACAACGAAGTGAACATTAATGTAGCAAATATGAGTAATGATTTAGACATCCAAGATGTCGCAAACAAAGTTTCTACAATTATTAACAAAAATATGACTAGAGACTGGAGAAAGCTTAGATGATAAAAGGACTGCTTCGGCAGTTCTTTTATTGTATGAAATTATAAAATGAAAGAGGTGAATAAATGTTACAATTTGAATTTGATGGACATAATTCTAGTGAATACGGGATTATAATGACTGGAATCACAGACAATGATAATCTTGAAAGCAGATCTTTACAGTTAGGAGAAAAGAATAGATATAGAGCAAGAGAAAATCATTTCGGAACAGTGTACGACGATAATTATAGCTTTACACTTAGCATCATGAAAAATCCTTGTCACAATATAAATGTGACACCTGAATTATCTAGTGGAATTATTACATATCCAGAAAAATGTACTCCTATATTAAAAAATGGTATTATTACTTTCCCATTGGAGTACATTCCAGATGTTAAATTAGGTGTTATACAGATGAATGATACTGATTACCTTTCTTCAAGCAATATCCGTATTATTAATGGCTGGTTAACTTCTCCACAAACACCAAAATTATTTAAGATACTTGGTGGTGACTACTTCTACGAAGATATAGAGTTCTTTGCTACATTCACAGAAATTACTACTGATCATGTTGTGTTCCCATATGAAATGAATTTTACAGTCACTTGCGACAGTCCATATGGTTACACTCCTGAGATTACGCATAATATCACCTCTTCTTCTACTCTTCCAAAAACTTATATAATTAACAACACTTCTGACTGTCATGAAGATTACATCTATCCTCTTATTAAAATTTCCCCTAAAAGCCATGGCACTATTACAATCCAAAATGTAACAGACAATAACGGAACAATGAAAATAAATGCTTTAAAAGATGATGACTTTTATATTGATTGCCAGCATTTAAAAATATATGACATTACTAATTCAATTATAAGTTTTGAAGATTTGGGTGTAAAAGATATAGATAATATATACTGGCTTAGATTGGCTTACGGTGAAAATGAATTAAGATTCACTGGTGATGCTACATTTGAGCTTATTTATAGAGAACCAAGAAAGGTGGGTGCGTTTGGGTGAAAATAAATCATAAGTATGATATTTATGGACGTACTGAGCCTTCTATTATTTATTTAGCTAAACCTGGCAAAAGATTATATTGTGCGCTAGGAGGCATTGATACATCTACCGCTTCATTGTCGTTAAAAACTAATAATACAGCTGAATTAACATTTACTGTTGATAAATACATAAACAATACTGTTACTGACGGGTATGAAGAACTTGATGAGCTAATGGAGCTATACTGTGATGGCATTTGGTTCAAAATAGTAGATCCGCCAACTATTAATAATGATGGTTTGCGTGAAACTAAAGAGATTACTGCTGAGTCTTATGAAATCATGCTTACTCAATATAAACTGAAAAACTTTAAAATTAATATGGGCGAAGAAGATTCCTATGAAATGATGTATCAGGCAACTCATGATACAAATAAGTTTTATCAGATTAAGTTTTATGATTCAGAAAATGAAGATCTAAGTTTTTTACATTTAGTATTAAAACATGCAGATGTTCCTGGTTGGCATATAGGTTATGTGGATAATATTACTCCTGATGACGATGGAAAATTACTCCCTAATAATATATGTAACTTTGAAGTAGACGATCAAAATGTATATGCTTTCTTAACACAAGAGGCCGCACAAGCCTATAAATGTGTGTTTGAGTTTGATACTGTAAATATGACCATAAATGTTTATAGACCTGACAGCTTAGGTAAAGATACAAATGTAGTTTTGGGTTTTAGAAACATTCAGAATAGTATAACTATTTCCAGAGATGAAAATTTAGTTACACAATTTTATGTTGAAGGCTTAGATGATTATAATATTGATGCAGTCAATTTTGGTGATTCTGTAATTACTGATCTTTCCTATTTTATATGTGAGCCTTACATGGATACTTCACTACAAGAAAAATATAATGCATGGCAAAGCTACCGGGAGTCCCGCAGAGAAGAGTTTATTAATTTATCCAAAGAATATAATAAAAATTTGGAAGTTCTTACTGAATTAATGAATAGAGTCCCAATTGATACTGCTCAAACAAATTGGTTCGGGAAAAAAGTTGAAGATTTAAAAGATGCATATAATGCTAACATGGCAATCATTAAGGGTTTAGAAGCTCTATATGTTGATGATGAAAAGAATTTTGATTTAGAAGCTTTAAAAAAGTCACATGATTGGCCTTTATATGAATCAATTATGAACTACACTCTTCCATCTATTGTAGCTGCATTACAAGCTCAAGACGAAACCGTAGAAGGATTCGGTAAAGGAAATATTATTTCATGTGTAAATCCGATTGTGTTGGGCCAAGATTGGTATATGGTAAACCCTGGAACTTCTTCTTTTCAAACTATACAAATTGATGATGCTCCTGCTTATGGAATCACTCGTGGAGTTAAAGTAACTGGTACTAATGGAGGAATTTATCAACACAATATTAGTATTGAACCATCTCAGAGATATACTCTTAGTTGTTTTGTAAAAGGATCCGGTACATTTTATCTTGGTTATAATAACACTGGAGAAGATAGAAAGAATGTTGCTTATAACATTACATCTTCTTGGACAAGAGTTTATACTTCTTTTAATCTTTCTTCTCGTTTAATTGATGTAGCATTCGCTGGAACTAATGATTTCACTATATGCGGTATGCAATTAGAGATGGGCGATTCACCTAGCCAGTTTGGGTATTTCACGCAATCTGAAAATATTATAAAAGCTTATGAAACTGATTGGAAGTTATATGGAATCTCAGAATTAAAAGTAAAGATTTCAACTTACGATAGCTGTATTAAAGAATTAAAAAAGAGTGGTTATGCAGATGGTTATAATCCTCTTTCTGGATATGAAGAAGCATATTTTACTCAGATGCATCAAAAATATCTGGATTATCTGAATTTAAAAGATCAGGCTGAGGCTGCTTTAAAAGAACGCCAGGCTGAATATGATAAGGCTAAGAAACCTGAAATTCAAGAGAAACGAAACCAGATTGCAAAAGATGTATTACTTGAAAATTTTGGTAAAGTACAGAACAAATACTCAGCTTTTACTGATAAAGAAACATATATTATTAAGAGTTTATATAGCCAATCCACTTATACAAATGAAAATATTATTGTTACTACTCTTGACAGTACTGCTGATGCCGTAGATAAGTCTAAAGTTCTTTATGACGATGCATTGGAAGAATTGTATGTGGAATCACATCCACAATATACATATACTGATGATGTAGAGAATGTATACGCTCTTCCAGAATTTAAGGAGTACCATGAACAGCTTGCGGTAAATGATTTTGTGCGTGTAGGAATCACTGATACTAATTATATTAAACTAAGAGTAATTGAAATCACATATAATCCTTGTGATTTAGATGAATCTATGGAAGTTACTTTTAGCAATATGATTCAGTACAAAGCTAAAAGGAATGATTATAATACTCTTTTAAACGATGCCCTTAATACTTCCAACCGTAATGGTGGTCGTGTTAATTCAGTCAACAAATCTTCTACTTCTGATTATGTCATCACATCAGAAGCTATTAAGCAAATCTTTTCAAATCCTCTATTCAATTCAATGTTAGGTGGAACTGTCACTGGAGGAACCGGGTCTGGCGGAACCATTACTGCTGATACAATTATTGCAGAACTCGTGAAAGCAAAAGAAGGTGTATTTGATAAGCTTACTGTTGATACTGCTTTCATGAAATATCTCGATGTAAAACTTATTTCCGCAGATAAGATCACAACTCGTATTCTCGAAGCGGAACAGGCAAATATTGAAAAGCTGTCAGCTAAGATTATAGAATCTAACCAGATTAATGCTGACATGATTAATGTGAAAAATCTTCTTGCAGGTCATGCAGGGGTTGGAGAATTACATACAATTCATCTTACTGTAGAAAATGCAGAAATTGATCAGGCTGTTATTACTAATCTCATCGCAAAGAAAATTGCAGTTGGAGATTTAATGGCTCAAAATGCTCTTGCAAATCAAATTGTACTTATCTCTAAAGACAATAAACCTACTATTGCATTTCAAGAAAGTACTCAACAGTTTTATGATTCCAAAGGAAATGTTCGTGTGCAGATTGGTATGGACGGTAAAGGGGATTTCAACTTTATTGTTAAAAATGGAGACAGAGCCGCTTTATTTGATGAAAATGGTATTACCCAGACAGGTATTCCAGATAATACAATTCTTGGAGACATGATTAATAACGCCACCATTACCAAAGACAAACTTGGATTCCAAATCATAGAACCAAATGAACAAGGTGGTATTGACATCACTAATATTTATGATGGCAAAGGAAATCAATGGTGGGGAATAGAAAAGACGACTATTACAGATGACTACACAAAGCAGATTAAGAATGTTACAGATACTCTGACCGGACAAATCGAAACTAAGGTTAGTAATACTCAATATCTTAAAGATCAAGAATCTATCCGAACAGATTTTTCTGATATCAAACAAAATGTTTCTGGGATTACATCTACTGTAAGCAGTATGCAAACAGATCTTTCTGAAGCTCAAGAAAAAATTAAAGCAAACACCTCTTCTATTACTCAAAATGCAGATAAAATCAGTTTTATGGTAACTGGTGACAAAGAGTCTGAGTTCACAGTTACTGATAAATTTATTCAGATGATTTCTGACCATATTAGCATTGATGCCAGTACCATTGACATTAATGGTATTATCACTGCAATGAATACACACACTGGACCAGGTAAAACTAAAATCGACGGTGGTATTATTGAAAC